CGCATCAGGCCTTCGCGCGCCAGCGCCTCCAGGACCAGCAGCTTGCGCAGCGGCAGATCGTTCGTGGGCGCCCATCGATGCCGCGCTATGCGGCCCTGCGCGAAATTCAGCAGGCCTTGCCGCATGGATTCCCGCGCCCCCTCGGGCATGGCGAAATCCAAGCCCAGGGAGCGGGCTTCATGGCTGGCCGCCAGCAGGTAGGCCGTAAGCACTTCGCTGCCCTGCCGCGCCCCCGGGAAATAAGACGCCAGGCCATCTTCATCGAGATAGTCGGGCAGCCTGCGCATGAGATCGCGCCACTGTTCCATGCTGCGCATCCCTATGGCGCGCGAACCCAGTTGCTCCAGGCAGGTGTATTCATAGTCCTTGAACCACTGCACCACGCCCGGCAGGCTGCCGCCCAGGGACGATTGCAGGTAGACCTCCAGCCCGCCCCGCGGCGCGCCGTCGCCCAGCCGCAGCGCCCCTTGCGGAGCCGCGAACGAAAGATGCATCGGGTTCGATTCGTCGACGGCCTGCAGGGCCGCCTGATGCACGGCAATGGGAACGCTGGGCGCCAGCGCCTGATGCACCACCAGCCTGTCGCCCGCGCCCTCGCCTTCCACCTCGCTGGCTTCCAGCGTCCACGTCAGCTCGGCGTCCGAATCGGGCTGTTCGGCCTGCGGCGCGGTCAGCTCCCAGAACAGCGTCTCGGCCTTGCCGGCCGCCACGGGGACCGTGCGAGGCTCCAGCGTACCGTCCGGCAGCCCGCTTCCCGCGTAACCGGCCTGCACCCGCAGCCGCATGTCGCGCTCGGTGGTGTTGCGCACGGTGACCGAGGCGCGATAGCGGTCGCCTTCGCGCACCAGCGCGGGCAGGCCCGAAATCACCTGCACATCCTGTGTCGTGGCAATCGTGGCCTGGCCTTCGCCAAAGCGGGCGACGCCTTCGTCGGCCAGGGCCACCAGCCGGAAAGAGGTGATGGCGTCGTTCAGAGGCACGACGAGGCTGGCCCGGCCCTGGGCGTCCAGTTGCACATCGGGCTGCCACAGCAGCAAGGTGTCCAGCAGCTCGCGCGTCGGGCTCTTGCCGCCCCCGCCGCCGGCGGGCAGCGCCTTGCGCCCGTAATGGCGGCGGCCCACCACCTGGCTCTGGCCGGTCGCGGTCTGGACACCGTAGCTGCGGCGCGGATGCATGGCCTCGAGCAGCTTCCAGCTGTCGTTGGCGGCCAACTCGAGCAAAGCCTCGTCCACGGCGGCGAAAGCCACTTGGCCATGCGCCGCCGGCGTGCCGTCGGCCGTGGTCACCTGGATGTCCACCTTCGCCTCGTCCCGGACCTGATAGCGCCGCTTGTCCGGCTTCACCTCGACCTTGAGGCCGCCGCCACCGTCATTGACGCGGATCTCGGCCAGGCCGAAGCGGAAAGCGGGCTTGGAAAGGTCGATCAGCGCCGACGGGGCCTGATACTCCCTGCCCTCCTGGAAGGCGCTGAACCAGGCCGAGGGCTGCTTCCAGCCCCACGAGAAAAACGAATACCACGGCACCTCGTGCAAGCGGCCGCGCAACACCAGCACCGACACATAGACGTTGGGCCTCCACTCGGCGCGCACCGGGACGCGGATGCGCGGATCGCTGCCTTCCAGCTCCACCACGCTGGACGACAGCACCCCTTCGCGCTCGACGGCCACCAGCGCGGTTGCATGGCGGAAGGGCATGCGCACCTGAAACTCGGCCGTTTCACCCGGTTCATAGACTTTCTTGCCCGGAATGACGTCGATGCGGTCGTCGTTGCCCGCGTCGAACCACAGGTCTTCGCCTCCCATGACCCAGACCGTCGTCGCGGCCTCGCTATGCCGGCCCTCGTCGTCTGCTACGCTCGCGATCAGTTCGATCGACCCGGACCGGTCGAAGCTCGTTTCGCATCGCAAGAGCCCCTGCTTGTCCGTCTTTCCTTCGCACACCTGGCCGAGATCGGTCGAACGCGTGTGATGCTCATAGCTGTAGAAGCCGCCCACCATGCGCTGGCGAGTGGAGTAAGTGGTGCGCGCCACGGCGCGGATGCTGACAGGCATGCCGGCCTGCGGCCGTCCGTCCGGAGAAAGCGCCACCGCATCCACCGAGACCGGCTTGCCTTGCTGCGCCCAGCTTCCGCCGCGCACGCCGGCCACGATACTCGCCGGCCAAGCCGTGACGGCCTGGCTGAGGGTCTGGACCTGTCCGTTCGGGTCGGCAAAGCTGGCTTCGAAGCGCAATTCACTGGCGCGCGAAATCTCGGGTATGGCGTCGAGCTTCACGCGCGCCGCGCCCTGTTCGTCCAGCGTCACGGCCTGCTTGTCGAGGAACAGGCGCTGGTCGGCGTCCTCGGGTGAATCGGACGTCCCGCCTTCCGCGCCGGAGGGAGGCGCGAAGGAGTAGTCGTCGTAGTCGCCATAGCTCAGATACTTGTCCCGCCGCACCGCCGAAAGGCTGACGGGCAGCTTGGCCGCCGGACCGCCCGACACGTAGCCGATCTGCAGATCGGCGTTCAGCACTGTCGGCGCCACGAGCTGGGAAGCGCCATCTCCCCGGCTGATCTTCAGGCTGCCCGCCAATACCGGCAGCTTGAACTCCTCGACCCGGAAGCTGCCGTCGGGCATCGCGTAGTCATCGCCTTTTTGCAAGGTGACGCTGTAGTCGCCCAGCTTGGCTGAGCGCGTCAATTGGAATTCGCTGCGGGCGCTCAGGCCGCCCGAGGGCGTTTTCTCCCAAGTGAGTTTCTCTTCGTGGCTTTGACCCGAGCCCTCATGCACGATGACCAGCTTGTCCGGCAGCTGGTCCGGATCGGGCAATGCCAGGCCGTCACGCGTCTGCACCCGCGCGAAGTGCTTCATCGAGACCGTTTCGCCCGCCCGGAACAGACTGCGGTCGAACACCGTATGGGTGACCACCGTGGGCGCCGGCTGCATGTCGGTCGGGACATTGAAGCGCCACGACTCCATGCCTGCATTCCAGTCGGACAGCACAAAGGCGAAGTCGTCCTTGCCGCGCGCCAGCTCGTGCTCCTTCGGAATGCGGGCGGATACATACAGGCCGCTCAAGCCTGTATCGCTGCAATAATCGGGACTGTCCAGCGCGCCTTCATGGTGCCAGAGCCCGGCGGCGTCGGTACGGCCCTCGGCCAGAAGCCGGCCCGAACAATCCAGGACGCGAATCTCGGCATCGCGCACGACCCGCCCTTCGTCCAGGGTGCTTACCCACACCAGTGCATCGTCGCGCCCCTGCTTCAGATGCACGCCCAGATTGGTGACCAGCACCGCGCTGCGCACGTACATGGGCCGTTCGTCGCCCAGCAGAGCCCCGCCCAGCCGCGCGGACTCGACCTCCAGCACATGAAAGCCAGGCTCGGCGACCGGTACGCCGATCACTTCCAACGGCCGGTCATCGCCCTGCTGGGCGCCGGGCAGCGTCAGGGCGCGCACGCCGTCGCGGTCGCGCAGCACCGAATAGCCTCGCACGTCCAGCGCATCGTCGCCGCCCTCGCCCGGTTCGTCTCCGTCCAGAATCCGGCCTATCTGCTGCCTGGTCCATCGCCCCCCATCCAGGCGCTGAAGACCGGCATACCAGCGCAGGACTTCCTCGTCGTCGCCCGGCACATAGTCCCGCACCGTTCCCAACGGCCTGGACAGGTCCCTGGCCAGCAGTTCCCGCTCGACATTGCGGACGGTGAGCGGCACCGTGGGCGAATGATCGTCTTCGTCGACACCGGGCGGCACGTTGGCAAAACGCTCGATGGTGCCGAAGGTGCCGGACGAGAACTTGACCAAAGAGGGATAGGCGGCCGTCCGCAGCGACAAGGGCAATTGATCCGTATTGCCCAGCGGCCGGCCGGCGTCGTCCCGAAGGTCGTCCGGCAGCACGAGCTGCAATTCGGACTCCGGTTCGAAGGGGCCCGAAAACACCAGGCGCTGCGTGCTGGTTTGCGCGTCTCCTTCGTCCGGCCGATCGGGTTCGATTTCCTTGCCTGCACTGCGCAGTCGCACGCGGCTTGCCAGCTCGGCCGGCACCGGCGCGTTGAACAGCACCACGATCGGCAGCACCGGCGTGCAGGGCGCATTGGCGTTCTCCCGCTGGCAGCTGGTCGACACCTGGAACGGTGGACGCACCTTGAAATCGAAAGTCTGCGCCTGCGTGGACGCCACGCCGCTCGATGCCGCCACCCCTTTTCCGATCACCAGCCGAAGCCGTGCTTCGGCCGGCAGCAAGCGTTTGCATTGCAGCAGTTGAACCGCCTGATCGTCCATCGAATCGCCCATGTAGGCCGCCTCGAGGATGGCCTTGCGTTGCGCCGGGTCATCCACCAGGCGCACGGGAACGGCCTCGCCCAGGCCTTCGACCGTGCAGTGCGCATTGGCCTGCAATGTTTGCGTGTCGACCGCCCCGTTGAATTGCAGCAGAAAGACCTGGTCCTCGTCGACGGTGTCGCCATAGGGCCGCCTGGACACGACATGCGGCCCGCCGGTTGCAAAAGTGAAGGAAGTCTTGCCCGTGACGGCTTGGCCGCCCAGCGTGCGAAAGCCCGCATCGACGCTGGCGGTGCATGTGACTCCCGGCCCCGGCGCCGTCCTGAATACATAGGTCCAGTTCTTGGCGTCGGTCCATCGTCCGTCGCCGACCAGGGACTCGTCGTCGCATGCGACGCGCAGCGGCGCCGGCGCGGCGGCGTCTCCGAAGGCGACCACGTCCTGATCGAACGTGGCCTTGACGCTTTCTATCGTTGCAACCGTGCCCTGAGGAGAAAAATGCGAGATGTGCGCCGCATGGACCGGCACCGCCATCGACAACAGCCACAACGCTATCACGCCACGTCCCTTCATGATCTTCCTTTGGTAGTGAGCAATGGACACATCGCAGTGTACTCAAAGCAGTTCCCGGGAAGAAGGGTCGGCACCCAGCGGAACGCGGCATGGAAGCAAGCCGCCTCCAATCCTTACCCAAGGTAACATTTCATCGGTTGGCGGCGTTGTACCGTAAAAAGAAGTGCGGCCGGCATCCCGCCGCCGCAGGGGATAATAAGGAAAGAGCCATGAACATTTTCGAAGCCCTTCGCCAAAGCCACGAACTTCAACGCGATCTTGCGGCGCAATTGCTGAAGACCAGTGGCGAATCTCCCGAGCGCTCCAACCTCTTCGACAACTACAAGACCGTGCTGACCGCGCACGCCACCGCCGAAGAGCGCCACTTCTACATTCCCATCATGGACGACGACTCCGGCGTGGAGGTCGCCCGCCACGGCATCGCCGAACACCACGAGATAGACGAACTGATAGAGCAGCTGGAAGAGACCGAGCCTTCCAGTCCGTCATGGCTGTCGCTGGCCAAGAAACTGGCCGACAAGGTGCATCATCATCTGGACGAGGAAGAACAGCGTTTTTTCCAGATGGCCGGCAAGATCCTGAGCGAAAAACAAAAGAAAGCCCTGGTCGAACCGTATCTGGAGGAGTATCAAAAAGGCCTCGAAGCCTGACCGCCGCCTCAGGGCCGTTCGCCCTCGTCGTACTCGGTATCGCTGAACATCTCGCGCAGCGTGCGGGGCCTGTCCTCGTGCTCGGGCAGCGACGTCAGGCGCAATTGGCCCAAGGCGGATTCGTCATCCTCGCTCAAGGGCTGGGGCAGCAGCCAAAAAACGCTCATGCGCCGCTGATGCAGCTGCTGTGCATGAAAAAGCAGTCGTCTCAAATCGGATTCTCCTTATATTGATGCCCATACCGTAGCACATGACGATGACAGACTGCCTTACCTGCGGGTATGCCGTCGCATCAGATAAAGAGTGTCTGCAGCAGACGACAAAAAGGCCAACCCCGAAGAGCTGGCCCAAATGCCCGATATGACTGGTGCCCCCCCCGTGAGTCGAACACGGCACCAACGGATTATGAGTCTTGCCCTCTATAAAAAGGCATAAATACAATCCCTTTTAAATCAATCGATTACAGCGCCAGCCAGTACTGTATCACATCACCAAATCGATCTTTTTACCCCTTTTTCTGCCTTCTTGTGACACAAATCTGGCACAAGGAATTGAGCCGTTGCTACATTCTCGCCCGCCACCGAGCGGGCTTTTTTGGGTTATAAATACTGTACATATATACAGTTTATCGGCACCATGAAAGTCACTATTGTCCGCACCCATCGCCTCGGCCAGCTACTCCCGGAACGTGAATGGGGCCCTCCCGTTCCAGGTCCAGTTCTAATGTATTGGATGCGACACCCAGAACTGAACAGGGGCCCTGGCCGCCTGAAGGTCATTCGCCGCGGACATTTCGGGAAGGATGAGGAGTCGCCGATCCCAGAGCTACACGATCCGGAAATGCTGGCGTTCATGAGCGACCGCGTTCTGTCGGTAAGGGGTTTTGAGGAAATTGAGGGCCGCCGTTATTATCAGACTTGGAGAATCTTCTTCGGGGATTGATCATGTGCGGACGGATCAAGCAAGAACGCTCGGCATTCGACTACATGGAGACGCTGCGCACCAACGTGGGCACGATTCTCGATCCAGAGCCTGGCCTGAAATACAACGTGCCGCCCGGCACCAGGCCTATGGTCTTGCATCGGCTCGCCGATGGTGCTCAGGGAGTTAACCGGCTGTTCTGGGGCTACAAGCCGCCCTGGTACAAGCGGGGCCCGGCCTCGAATGCCCGCCTGGATACTGTTCTCAAGGGCTCGTCCTTCTGGAAGCCCCTGCTCTCTCGGCGAATCATAGTGCCCGCGGACGGCTGGTACGAATGGACCGGCGAAAAGGGCGACAAGCAGCCCTGGTACATCAACCCCAAGGACGGCGAGCCGATCCTTATGGCTGGCCTCACCGCTTGGCTTCCTGGGCGTGAGGTGCTCGCCGAGAACGGCTTCGCGGTCGTCACAGACGATGCTGCGGGCGGCATGATCGATATCCACGACCGGCGCCCTATTTGCCTCACGCCTGACGATGCGCGGGCGTGGATTGATCCTGACGTGTCGGTCGACGAGGCGCTCCAGCTACTGTCAACGCCAAGGCCCGAATCGGCCTTTCAATGGTGGGCGGTGACGCGGAAGATGGGTAGCAGCAAGTATCAACTGCCGGATGCAAGCGAACCGGTAGGTTTATGATCGCCCCGCAGACTTAGGCTGCGTCGAGCGTTCGTTCCTTGTGCAGTTGTTGCATCGCCTCAAGACTTGCACCACTGCCGACCAGCCGCGAAGGATCGCCGCTCTGCCACAGCTCATAATGCCACGTGCCCTGCAGCTTGACACGACAGATCGTCCAGCCAGGAGGACCGATCCAGTAATAGTCGTTCATTGGGCGCCAATCCGAATTGGCCATCTTGCACACCTTGTTCGTATCGCTTGGCTCGGATTTTAGCGTGAAGACGAGGGCTTTTCGCGACGGATCTGGCGTGCCGGCTTATCCGCCCTCAGGCCTCGGAAGGTGGAATGCCGGATGTGTCCCGACGGCGTCCATTCCCCGAACGACACTTCGGCAACCATCTTCGGCTCTACCCAGTGCACGCCCTTCTTGGGAATCTTCGTCGATGCCGGGAATGGCTTTTTCGTCGTCTCGATAGAATCCAACTTGGCACGCAGGTCTACCAGCAGCTCTGTGTCAAAACCCGTCCCCACGTTGCCCGCATACTGCAGTTCGCCAGCTTTATCGAAGACGCCCAGCAGCAAAGAGCCAAAGCCGGACCGTGAGCCTTCTGGATCGGTGAATCCGCCGATCACAAATTCCTGCCGGAGGCTGCATTTAAGCTTGATCCAGTCGTCCGAGCGCCGCGACACGTAGCGCGACCCTTTGCGCTTGCCGATGATGCCCTCCAGGCCCAACTCACACGCGGAGCCGATCAAATCGTGGATGTCTCCATCCAGCGCCGCGCTGAAACGCACGGCATCCGAACCGTCGCCCAGCACGTCGGCCAGCCTGGCCCTGCGCTCGATGAGTGGCAGGCCCCGCAAGTCCTCGCCGGCACAATATGGCACATCGAACAGATAATAGATGATGCTGCGCGGCTTACTGACATCAAAAGCCAGCTGCAGCAGATTGAAGCTCGGCTTTCCCTCGTCGTTCAGCACGACGATTTCACCGTCGTACCAGCCGTCGGGCAGCTTCAGGGCGCGCAGTTCTTTCTCGAGCGGGCGCAGCCTGGCCGTCCAGTCGTTTCCGTTGCGGGTGAAAAGCTGGGCCGCCTTGCGCTCAATGCGCGCAAGCAGTCGATAGCCGTCGAATTTGATCTCGTACAGCCAATCGTCGCCGGCGGGCGGCCGAGCTACTAGGGTGGCGAGCTCGGGTTTGAGCGTCGCCGGAAGTGCGATCATTGCCGAATACCACTTAGGTACTTCTCAACGTCTTCCGCGTAGGTTCCGGCTGCTTGCACCGCGGCCTTGAGCTCGTCACGGCTACAACCAAATTTTTCGCTCCAGTAGCGCAGCTCCCAGTCTTGGCTGACGTCGATGCGGTTACGGTCCTGGCCGCCGCGGTCTTGTAGGTTGTCGCTCATGTCTGCGCTCTCCAGAATTTAGGGTGGCATGCAGCCAGCAAACTTTGTTCCTACCCCGGCCACGCGCCGACCACAGACTGATGTCGCGCCTTGCACTGGGCATACAGGAAAGCTAGGTCAATATAAGCCTCGGCAAGCGCATCCCAGTCATGAGAAGCAAACGCCGGAATATCAGGGCACGGCGCGGACAGATTGGCCGGCAGTTCTGGCGCGCTCGATGCCGTCCTGTATTGTGCGCAGCCGCCCATCGTCAATACGACAGTCAGCAGGCAAAGGAGCCTCGACAGCCTTGGTTCGGTATTCGGTAATAACTTGCGGCTTGGCACTTTCCAGCTCCTCAATGTAATCCTGCAGGATTGCGATGCTGTCATTGACCCGCTTGATATCAGCCTTGTATTGCTCGGCGGCGGCCAACTGGGCGGCCGTTTCGGTGTCCTTTACGCCCTGGGCATACTGGTAGCGGCCATAACCCCAGATGGCAGCCACCAGCAAAGCCAGCCCGGCGGCGCCCAATAAGTACTTGTTGACCAGCAGATTGATCATTCCAGCCTCAAATTCTTCACCGGCTTGACTTCGGTTATCTTGATGTTGGCCTGAGCCGCGTTCTTGGCGGCACCCTGGGCCGTTGTCGCCGCTGTGCGGGCCGTAGTGGCAGCGGTCTTGGCCGTCTGGGAGGCTTCCTCGGCTACGGAAAGCAGCCGCCCAAGCGCGTCGGAGATCTCGTCCATGTCCTGAGCAAGCACCTCAAGCTTCTGGCGATTTATGCCGCGCTCACGGCTGACGTCCGCCTCCAGGCGGGACACCTGACGCTCGTAGGCCTTTTGCTGGCGCGAAAGCGAAGAGTCGTAGTGCCAGGAGCCATATCCCATTCCCAGCAGCGCGCCGGACAGGAAAATGCCCGCTACGGCGAAAATGAACTTGTACCGTCCGGCTAGATGCCGGAGTCTGCAGATGGTTTCACGCATTGCGCTCTCCTGCCATGGCGTTTATCTGGTTGGTCAACGCCTCAATCTTGGCGTTGGCTACCTCCAACTGGTAGGCCATGACCGTCAGCTGCGCCTTTACGTCGGCCAGCTCCTTAAACAGTGCATCGGCCCGGTCTTCGGCGTCGTCGGCCCTCTTCAAGGCCCGGTCACGCTCGACCATTACCTGTGCCAGCAAGCCAGATTCGGTCCGCCCTTGGACCACCTGTGTGTCCACCGACTGTTTCATCAGTGGCCACAGCAGTCGAATGGCGAAGAAGCCCACAGGCACGCCAATGACGTACATCCATGTTGGTATTCCTTCCAGTGCTTCCGGCATCTTCACCCCAGTTCCTTGATTGCTAGTTCGTATCGACGCTGGCGGTCTGCCATGCCGTTGTATCCACCGTTCACGCGTCGCGTGACCGCTCGAAAGTCGCCTGTATCGGCCAGCTCATTCAATCCATTGTTCGCCCACCACCAGGCCGAAGCCCGCGCCGCATATTCCGGCTCTTCAAGCAACTGAGGATGGCTCACGAAATCCACCCCAAGCCCTTTGGAGACAGCTTCGTAGTTGGCTCGTCCCGTGATCTGTATCAACCCTCGCCCTCGATACCGGGATCCGTCGCCGGGCCGGGTATTGCCCAGATCGGCCCTGCCCTCGTAACGCTGCTGCGCTGGCGTCGGCCCCCAAATCTCCCGGGCGTGCACGAAATCGCCTGATTCGTGCCCGATGGTGGCCAGGAACATCGCCGATCGGTACGGCGAGACGATGGCGAACTCGAACATGGCGCGCTCGACGGGGTCGTACCATCGGTCCGCCAAGGCCGTACTGAGCCCGGTGGCCGCTCTGAATTGGTCTTTGGTCATGGGCTATACGTAAAAAAGCCCTCCGGAGAGGGCGGCTTTCAGGATTAGCGCGGTGGTGTCAAGGCGGTGATGCGCAAAATCGATGTATCTCTTAAAATTCTGGACACAAAATAAAACAAGGGCGGCGCATCGCTGTGTCGACGAGAAGTGTTATTTAGCTCTTACGAATATATTTTTCTTTTTCTGCCGATCACTTTTTTCGCATACTTCGGGCTTAACCGCCTGGGGCTGGAAATTATCGGCAAGGTATGGCTCGTCGCTGCAAGCCTTTTTTTTTACGCGTGGTTCAACATTTACTATCTGCCAATTCTGTTGGGCACTGTAATAGTCAATTTTGGATTCGGAATAGCCTTATCGAAAGCTAATTGGAGGTCATCAACGCGCAAACTGGTCTTGATATTGGGCATCGTTTTTAATATTGCTTTGCTCGGGTACTTCAAGTACGCCGACTTTCTCATCAAGAACTACAACGCGCTGACGGGGAGTAGCGTACCTCTACTGCATATCCTCCTTCCGCTCGCCTTGAGTTTTGTAACTTTTCAGATGATCGCGTTCTTGGTCGACAGCTACAACCATAAAGTTAAGGAATACAGCCCTCTCACGTTTACCCTATTTGCGTCGTTCTTCCCCCAGCAAATCGCCGGGCCAATCGTTCACCACTCCGAGATGATGCCGCAGTTCGCGTCGCGGCAGAACCTTCGTCTGAATTACGACAATATCGCCTTGGGTCTGTTTATCTTCAGCCTCGGGCTTTTCAAGAAGGTGATGATCGCGGACACATTTGCGATCTGGGCCGATTCCGGGTTTGGCCACGCTGGAGAGTTTGGCTTCCACCAAGCATGGGTAACCAGCCTTTCGTACACTTTCCAACTTTACTTTGACTTCAGCGGTTATACGGACATGGCGATCGGTTCAGCCCTGCTCTTCAATATCCGATTGCCAATTAACTTCAACTCGCCTTATAAGGCCCTAGACATCCAAGATTTTTGGCGGCGGTGGCACATCACCCTGAGCCGCTTCCTGCGCGACTACATATACATCCCGTTCGGCGGAAACAGAAACGGGGAACTCCGGACCTATGCGAATCTGTTCGCCACCTTCTTAATTGGCGGGCTGTGGCATGGGGCCAGCTGGATGTTCGTCATATGGGGCGCCCTTCATGGGACTGCGCTTATCATCCATCGCGTCTGGTCGAAAACTGGGTTCAGGCTACCCGGTCCGTTGGCGTGGTTGCTGACCTTCAACTTCGTCAACATTGCATGGGTGTTCTTCCGGGCGCCCGACCTAGATACAGCGGAGCGACTGCTGTACGGGATGGTTAAGTTCACAGGGGCGTTTTCATCCGACCTATCAATCCTCCCCACTGCGTCACTGGCAGCCTTAGGATTCATGGCAGACTATTTTGCCGAGTACCTAGGCACCTCCGGCGTCATATATGCTGTTCAAATTACCGCAATACTTTGCAGCTTTGTCTTAATCAGCCTTAAAAACACATCGCAAATTTACCTGGAAGCCCGTCCCTTAAGTTGGTGCCGAGTGTTTTTAGGTGGGACGGCTGCGGGCACCGCCGCGATAGCTTCGTTGACCTCCACGTCTGCCGTGTTTCTTTACTTCAATTTTTGAGCGGATGCATGAAAACAAAATCGCTCGCCTTGATCGCTGTCGCCCTTGTGGTTGCCCTAACGCTGCCTATCATCAATCTCGTCAATGGGGATATAAAGCATTCGGACATACGGACATTTAGAGGCGCAGTGCAAGCCGCATACCGAGCCGACCACGTGTCTGGAGTGCCGAATTTCGCTCTTTCGCTAGTCGGCTATAGCTCAGCCCCTGACGACGTCGTAGTCGGAAAGGACGGGTGGCTTTTTCTGGGCGATCGCTATGCCAGCAGCGTAAGCGTAAAACGAGGCTTGATCTTTCCGTCTGAGCAGAGGTTCGAAAGGGCGCGGGGCTATAGAGCCAACATCCGAGACTATGCCCGCTCAGCCGGGGCACTAGACGCCTATTTCGTCATTGTCCCGAATAAGGCGGATGTTTATCCGGAATACCTTCCGGGCTGGATGAGCACGCACGACAAGCCAAACTTTACCGACCGACTGCTAAAAGAGCGCGATCACACGCTGATTAATCTCCTTCCCGCAATGCTCGAAAGCAAGGCGTCCGGGGAACTGTATTATCGTACAGATAGCCATTGGAACACGCTGGGAGCGTGGCTCGCTTACAGGCACATCGCTGAGGTCATCGGCACAGATCACCCCAAGATCAAATTTCTAACAGGAAATGATGTACGCGTTGATATGCATCGTCAAAAACGCGGAGGGGATCTCGCAGCTTTTCTGTTCATTAAGAATTTCAGGGACGATGCAGACCCTTCTGTCGAATTGGGCAATACCTTGGCCATAGAGACGAAGAATCTCAAGACGCGGGAAACCACATACTCGGGCGTCAACATGCGCTTGCACGCATTACGTGACCCCACTTTAGTGCGTAGTGATCAGGCGTTAAACAATATGCGCGTCATATGGCTTCGCGACTCGTTCGGGAACGCGCTTTCGCCTTTTATGGCGGCAACGTTCTCTGAGGTCTATCAGCAACACTGGCTGGAGGTGTTGTTAGATGGCGACAAGCTGAGAAAACTCATAGACGAATATCATCCGGATCTCCTACTTGTCACTATTGCGGGTCGCTCCTATGTAGACGTCGTCCGTCAATCGTAGCGACCTCGATCCAAGCGCAACACTACCTGTGAAAAGCACGAACGGTCGCTGCCGAAACCCCGCCTGTCCAATTAACCCACACTGATTCGCCGGGCAGCAATATAACCGAAAGGACATCGGATCCGGTGCCGCCTCCATTCGGGTGCGCGACGCTGCCAAGTGTGTACTCCGCTCCCGAGGAATGCCGCGTCTTAATTTCGAAATAGGACGCAGCGGATGCCGTATTGTACGGAAGCTGAATATAAAGGATTACGTCCCTTTGCGTCTTGTTTTGATACCATGTGGCTGCGGCCATAGGGCTAGGAAACATGCCCGATGGTGTAGTGTACGGGGCACCGACACCTCGTTGATAAGGGGTTAATCCCCCCGTTCCATTCGTGTCGTTCTCGGACGTATTGTCGGCGAAGTAGCTCGTCGTATAAGAGCTTGCCACGTAGGGCCTATCGCATTCAGCAAAGAGACTGCTCACAACGCTGACATTTCCCTCAATGGCACCACTAGCGTGTCCTCGAAGCATCATCCCTATCAGCTCGACCGGCACCGTTGACTTGATAAATTTCGCGGAGTTAGAGCCCGTTCCGATTGCCAACCCGGTGTCGGTGGATCCTCCAAGGATGCGCAACCCTCGGTTGGTCCCGCCGGTAACGTCAATAGCGAAGTCTTCTGTCAACGCCCAATCGCACCCTATAAAGTCGAGGCCGTGCGGTGCTGTTACGGTCATGGAGACCGATTCAAACTTGCAACCTATGAAGTGTGTGCTGCGCTGTCCTGTTACTGTTGAGGCGCCGCTATTCTCGAAGCGACACGCCACGAACTTAATAGCATTGGTCCTATTTATAACTCCGGTTCCATCGACTGATTTAGCGTTGATATCAAGGGGCTTTCCCACAAAGCGAATTTCCACGTCCTCAATGAGCATGTCTTGAGTATCGCCTGTCTTTAGCGCAGTCCCGCCGATGTTATAGATATGCACCCGCTTCAGACCACATTGCTTCTCAAAGCCCTCAATATTCATCCCGCCCACATTTGGCTTAGACGAAGCCGGCACACTTACATTCCTGCTCGGAGAGATGGTAATTTCTGAAACATGAATTCCCTTCGGCCTATCCGTAGGGTTCTGCAAATCGAATATGAAGCCGGTTGTCCCTTCCGCCGGCACAAGGAAGACGCTTTGGGCCGAGTAACCCGCGAGCGATACGTACCCGCGCCATATCAGATTGCCTACAAGATAGTCGCCCGGAGGGAAGAACACTGTCCCGCCATATCCAAGGGGGTTGTCGTAGCCTGTGCTGGAATCCAAGCGCTCGGCGAGGTAGTCCATTGCCGCCTGAATGGCGGCAGTATCGTTGGCCACTCCGTCGCCCACCGCGCCGAAGTCCGTGACGCTCACTATCTCTCTCAGCTTGTTTTCGGCAGTACGCGCCACAGCTGCAGCGCCATTTTGCTTGAAACCCACCATTGCCGCGCCTTGATCCGAGTCAGCTAACTGCTGGCGTAGCGCAGCATCGCCCACAGACACAAACGCACCACCCTCTGGAAGCCCCGCCCCAGTCGTCACATACGGCAGCGTCGTGCCCGCCGCAGCGCGCCAAAACTCACCATCCGGCCCGAGAATGATCTGATTGAACGACGTAACAGTGATGCCGGCCTCATAATCGCCGAGCAGGTCATACCCGGTGGAACCGGCCCAGGATCGCCGGGTTTTGCCAAGCCGGTCTACCCAGGTCGTCTCTGGGGTGTGCATGGCGATGTCCAGGTTTTCAGCGTTGTCGTATATATCCTGAACAGCCGTCGAGCCGATGGGGTTGCCAGTGTTGTAGGTCGTCATTGCGTTGCCTCAAAAGAAGAAGCCCGCGCTGTGGCGGGCTGTACGGTGTTGAATGGATTCGATTATTCGGTTGGGGTGTTGTTATCGTCGGCGTACACTGCATCCGAGTAGTTGACCGCCGACACACTGGCCCGCTCTGTGCCTCGTGGGTTGATCTCGGTAATCAGTGCCGGGAAGCACCAGTTTTCGACTGTTCCCACGTAGACGTGGGGCGATTCAAGCTTGAGTGAGACGGTGGGCCGTTCGGCGGCAGGAATCGGCGCGATGATGCTGTATTCGTCCGGACCGGGCATAGCCGACCAGGGCCCAGCGAGTGTGCCGTCCGCTCTTCGATAGGCCACAACGTGGCTTTGTCCTGCCTCCCAGCGCACCGGCTCGGTGATGCGCAGGATGGCGTTGCCGCCAGCCGGCGTTACATGCTCGAGCAGCGCAGACTGCCCGTACCCTGGAACGTCATCGAGCAACGGCACATAGGACAGGTACTCGCTGTTCAGCGCATCCATTTCGGTTTCGAAGCTGTAATCCCAATTTCGGTATCGCTGCTGCCTTGCTCGCCGCATGCCGATGCGCCAGGCCCGCGTGCGGTTCGTCACGCCTTGAAGCTTGACCTTTTCGAGCTTGAGGCGCTGGCTGCCGGGCAATGAGCAAATGACCGTCTGTTTCGTCCACGTCTCGCCGTCTATGTACTCGACCTCGACTCCATCCGGGTCATCATGACGGCGGGCACGGAAGGTTCTGCGCAGCAGGCCGGTCATGTTCTGCGGGCTGTATCCTGACTCAAACTGCGTGCGAGGCTCGTCCCGTACTGGCTTGATCAGCCCGTGGGCGATGGTCAATTCGGCCATCCCGGCGCCCAGCGTCGTGTTCATCGCCTCTTTCACAGTCGTAAGGTCGAAAACATGGTCCATTGTCTCGCCACGGCCTGTCCAAATGGCATGCAGGCGCTGAAGCTCTTCCATGTCGAGATCGCCATCGGCGTAGCCGATCGACTGGGCGATGTATCGCAGGAAGGCGGATATGTCTCGGGTAGGCTGCGCAGCGCCCCAAGACCCGTTCGGTTGCAGGGTCGGCAAGATGCGCGTAGCCACGACATTAATCTGGTTTTCCGATTGTGCCGCCAGCCTTCCCCCGCTTCGCAGCTTGACCGACATCGTGGTCCAATTCGGATAGCTCGTGCGCGTTTTCAGGCGGGATTTCAGGCCGTACCAATGTATGGTGTCGCGCACATTGGTTTCGGTGCCCTCGGCACTGACGCGGCGCACCCGGAATGCCGCTCGCATCGTTGGCGTCGTGAGTCGTTCGGTCACGCCGATCTGGTCGAGCGTGTTGTCTGAGTACGATTTGAAGATCGTGGTCGACGCGCCCCCGGAGACGTCCCGGTACTGAATCTCGACCTCTACGGTTCTGCCGGACAGCGAGCCATCATCGTTGATGTAGGCCAGCCCGCCAGGGAAGAACACGTCGATTTCGTAGGTGTTTGCTGTTTCATTGCCAGGGCATGCCACGAATTCGCTCGTCCACTCCCCATAGACACGTCCACCCGCATACGCCACAGTGGCGCCGCTCACCGTAGCCACTTCAAAGCCCAGGCCGGCCAGCGTCAGCGACGTTTCGGTCATCGACGCTATCGAGCGGGCCACGCTCGAGCCGAACATCAGAATTTCGCTCGGAGACGCCGGGACCACCACCGGAGCCAGAGCGGGCGGGCTTCCCGTCATTTGCATGAAACGGACCTTGTATATGCCACCGCCCACAGCCGTAGACGCATGCACGACGTATTCGGTTTCGCTGCCACGAGGCCCGACCATGACCGAAGCGTTGGGCGTCACATCCACATGCCCGAAATATCCCTCGAATTCGGATATGCTGGCAGGAAACCCGCCAATCGTTTCGGTTTGGGTCGTGATTGCGTATGGCCTAGGGTACTCAACCGACACGGTAGTCAGCGCGCCCCAGGCAGGCGGAAACTGACCGCTTGAGCGGGCTATGGTCAGGCCGTCAAAGTCGTAAGAGGCTGGGTCCGAGTTCACCCGGTTGCCGATCTCGGTGCTGAGCTCAAGGCCCGCCGTGCCGGAGGACGTGCCGCCCACCTCGTCGACCGTATGCCAGTGCTCATGCGTGGAGACGGTCGATAGATTCGCGCCGGGCCCGAACAACTGATAGGAGCCGTCCGCGCCCAGCGACGAAAACGGCGTATCGCCCACCTTCACGTCGGCGGCATCGATCTGGTAGCTGCCGGGCCCGATACACGCATGGAACTCCAGCCATTGCTCCCGTCGATTGATGAAATGGCGGCGCGGCGGAGTTAGGTAATCTGGGTACCGGATGAATCTGCCTGCCAGCTCGGGCACTACATCACCCAACTTGGCGCGGTTGGCCTTTCCCTCGGAGGCCTCCAGTTGCCTACCTTGCGCTGGGCTTTGGTAATCATCACCACCATTCCGGGGGAACAGCCAGCCAAAGACGGCATTAAAAAGCTTGCCGATGATATTGGCAATGCCCTTGAAGACTCCGCCGTGGGGCAGCGGGCGGATCTCGACGTTATCGGAATCGGCTAGGCCAAATTCTGCCCACAGATCCACCTCCAGGGCCACACCATTCACCGTCACACTGATGGGCTGGTGCTCGTGCGCTTGGTAGTCGATGCCCTTGGATTCGAGCCAGCCGGCAAACGTACCAGCCCAGTCGTGCGTTTCCATGGGCTCCCCGGGCATCAGGCTCGGATAGACCTTAATTGTCATAGTAGATAACCTTCGAGTACCTACGCTCGAAATTGGCCGGGCGAATCAGCCCTGGGCCTGTGCCCTCGTCCGTCTCCAACACCCATAACCTACCGTCGGCCTCAACCACGATGCCCACATGGACGCACAGGCGCGCGCGCCAGGCCGTTGCAATCGCACCTGGCCGAATGCCGACCTCCACAAACCTGCCCTGCTCCCGAGCTTCAAATGCAGCATTGGTCAGTCCTGCTTTGTCCTGCGGGTCAATCTGCACGAAGCTGGGCAGCCAGTCGAGCCCGAATAGATCGGCGCGCGCCACCCTGACCAACCCCCAACAGTCGAACTCGTCCGGCCCGCGCCCGTATTTCACGTAGCGGGTTTTCAATAGATCGTCTAGGGTCATAGATACTGGATACCTGGGGCCGTCTCGATCGTGTAGCGTTCACGGGGCCAGGCGCTGTTCAGAAGATCGTAGTAACTGCCCTCGAACGTTGCGTCTCCGCCCTCAAAAGCCCCGCCAACTACTGTCAAGACACGCGGCCTTTCCGCTGGCGCTGTCTTGTCACTGATTAAGTACATGCGATAGATCATCGTGACGACTTCGCCGGAGGCCAGAGCGTCATCAACATAGCGCTGCGCAACACCATTCACGCCAGAAATCCCGAAGCGCAGCGTTTGCTGGCCGGTCGTGTTCTTAGCGGGCAGCGCAACAGAAAGCGGCCCGGCCTCGAAGAAACGCATCACGCCATCCACACCCAGCCAGTGATCTTCAAAGTCGCTGCAGACGCGAATCGGCTCTCTCCCGGGCACTTGAATTTCTATGGTTGCGATGGCGACCTCATCAGTGGGTCGGCTCGCATACCAAACAGCTACTTGTGTCATGATTCAGGCCACGCTCTATTCAGGGCAAAGTCAAGGATTGCGTCATCGTCATAGGCCTGGATGTGGAAAACCTTCCAAGCGCCGCCGACATTGATGTGACCGGAAAAAACGCGGTGCCATTCGCCTTCATCGCGGACGTAAATTTCCTGGGTCTGTTTCCATGACCCGCCATCGTTGACGCTCTGAGGCATATCATCATTCCACCCGGTAATGGATATCGCCGTCCTGTCCACCAGAAGGTGGTGCGGTGCTTACGGTTCGATTGCCCAGGGCATTGGTAGGCACATCGGAGAGATCGACGAAACTTCCCGACTTCGACACGGCGGCCAAGTCCGCATCGTTTGCCTTGCCGGCTGTCAGCGCCTTAATGTCTGCGCCTATGGCGGACACCAAGGCAGATATCTTTGCAACGAGCATGGCTAAGCCTTCGCCGCAACATACTCGGCCTCAAAATCAGTCGTCGGGTCGCCAATACCGATGTTCTCGCACGCCTGTATCTGCTGCTGCTCGGTCAGGGTCTGGGGTTCGTTGAACTTCACCCGGTAGCTAAGCGCAGTCGTGATCGTGCCCATAGCGGTCTGATCGCTGGCGATGTAGTCGGCGATTTCCTTGAGCGTATCGAACGTGGCGGGCGCGCCGTCCACCAGAGCGGCAATCGCAGCCGTAATAGCGGCATTGATCTTCGTCGACGAGTAAGTAGTCGAGGACGAAGCATTGTCGTCGTCTATGGCCGCCCCAGCCGAGCCGATCAATGTCTTGACCTCGTTCAGAGCAGCAACGAGGTTGCCCTTCTGTGTGGTCGTGAGCGAGGCCAGATTGCCCTGGTTCGCTAACAGTGCCTTCACATCCAGGCCGATTGCCTGGAACACCGCGATCAGATTTGCCTCTTGAGTTGCCATGTCAATCCTTTGAAATGCCGTAGTAAAAGGCGTAGTTAGTGTCGTCGGACTTAGAGATGTCGGATGCTCTGCTCTTTTTCGTGACACCCGATTGCACAACCGGGATGTACTCGTTCCCGGTCAGCGGCTGAGCCAAGGGAAGCTGCGAGATTTTCACCGCCTCGGTGCCGGAGCTCTCCAGAAGCATGAAGAGACCCTCTTCGGACAGAAGCTCAATCTCCGGGGCGCCGGCGGCGTGCGCAGGCCATTCCCGGTTCATAGCAAGGTCGAAGATACTGGCCCCCGTGACGAACCACGGGAATTCGCCCCACCCAGGCGGCATAAGCGGGCGCTCCCACACTTCCAGAGGGCAGGAATAGCGCCATGAGCTGCGCCCCACCAACGTAGGGCCGCTGTACATAGACGTGAATCGACACACCAGCTTGATCAGGCCCAAAGGCGTCTTGCGCTCGATGTTGAACCAATCGGCCCCGTCGTGGATGGCGTCTCGAAACCAGGCCTCGAAAGCTGCGGCCTGGACGTCAGTCTTGAATAGAAAGTCGAACGTTCCGAGGGTCGGCACGCTTGTAAACTGACGGCGCTGCACCGCCCTTCCCGATGCCATCCCCGTGCGCAGAAACGGCTGCGCCGGGTTAAGCGTATGGCCCTCGCGCAACGGGTTGGGAAGGCCCTCCGGATAGTCGATATCAGTCTCGATCATCTGCCTTGCCTTCTCATTCCATACGTCGACTCAAGTGCTCGGGACGCCTTGCCCCCGCCTCGGATATCCGCGACGAACACATCGATGATTTCCTCTTGCTCGCCGCCCTGGCGCTGCTCGATTTCGCCGCCTCGCGATGCGTCTTCAATGAGGTTGACCGTAACGCGGGGAGCCATGCCGTCGCCGCCCAAAGTGGCGTCCTTGTTGCTGACCACCTGGCCGCGGGTGTTAGGCAGCAAGTACTGCCTGCCGCTAGCCGTGTTCAGTACCTCGGGCGCGCCGGTTTCGTTGATGCGGTACATCTTGCCGGCACCCACGCCGCCGCCGTACTGCTTTCCACCGCCCAGGCTAAGCCCGACGGCCTGAATATTGCTTACCAGTCCGGCGGTTGCGGCCGCCACGCTCGCCATAGCTGCCAAATTGAGCGGCCAGGGCTGCGCCGCAGCTTGTGCAATGCCCTGCTGGATGGCAATGATGGACTGGGCAATGGCGAATGCCTTGGAGGCCGCAAACATCGCCTTGTAGAGCGCCGACTGCTCGCCCTTAGCCTGGCGCATTGTGTCGGCCAGCGCCGCGAAGCCCTCTTCGCCCGACTTGAGCAGGACCATGTTGCGGGCCTGGTCGATCTGCTCCATGCGGTCGGCATGGGTCTGCTGCAGGTCTTCGAAGATCGAGTAGTACTCTTGATAGGTGACCTTCTGCGCCTCAAGCGCTTCGCGCAGCCGCTCCAGTTGGGCCGTATAGCGCTCTTCCTCGGCCTGGGCCTCTGCTTGGTAGCGGGCGGCCTGCTCGTCGAACATGCCGCCAGAGAGCGGGGAGACGTCGCCGAGTATGTATTCCTGCGGCTTATCACCGACCTTCTTCTGCAACTCTTTCAAGCGTTCAAGCGCATAAAGTTGCTCGGCCAGGGCCTTGACGGTCGCAACCTCCTCCGGCGTAGCAAACTGATTCAGCTTCGATAGTTCGCGAGCCTTAGCCAGCTCCAGCCCTGACAGCGCGGCAAGGCCCAGCTCTTCGCGAAGGTTCGCTATGACACGGGCGTTTTCCTTATCGTTCTTGGTAGAGTCCTTGGAAGCCCCGGATGCCTTCTTCTGGGCCTCTTCCAACTCAAATATCTGCGTAGCTAGGCGTTCAGCCTCTTCTCGCTCCTCCTTCGTGGCGTTGGCGCCCAGATCCTGAATCGCTTTTAATCGCGCTCGAGCAGCGCCGCTAAGCTTGACGAGCTCCAGTTCGTCGCGCATGCTCTGAAGGCGCTTGGCTACTTCCGGGTCAGCCTGCGCAGCGCCGCTGCCCGATCTAGCCTGTTCGCGGCGCTCGGTCGTGCTCCTGATTTCTTCGGCCCGCTTTTTCAGGACATCAAGCTGCTTCTGGGCTTCCCCGTAGGCCGCGCCCCATCCTTCCATTTGGCGAATGATGCCTTGGGCCGCAGCGGAGCCAGGCACTTCCTTGGCCAACTGTGCCTGTAGCTGCTGCACCTTATCTTGCGCATTGACCGCCAGACGGGCAGCCTCTTCAATGCGACCTTCAATGGACCGCGCGGCCGAGGTCAGCCCGGCACGGTCGAGCTGATCGAGTGATGCCGTAAGGCCATCCACGGCGCCTGAGAGGCCATCCACGTTGCCCGCAGCGGTTTTAGAGTCTCTGCCGAACGTCAATGCCGCCACCGCGGCAGATGCCAGGAGCGCAATGATGCCAACCGGACCGCCTAGTGCGCCCATGAGCAACCGACTGGCGCCCACCATGGCCGACTGTGCCGCCTGGGCCCGAGCGACTGCAGCCGCATGAGCAGTAGCGGCTGCTGCGGCCTGGCCGTGCGAGCCGACCAACCCTACATTAGCAGCGGCTTGTTGCGCGGCGGCCTGCGTGGCGACGCGATGCGCCTGGGCCAGTCGGAGTTCTTCGGCTGCCTGAGCCCTGGCAGCGAGCACGGCCCGGCCCGACGCGACAACAGAGGCCCCGAGCTGGGCAATATACTTGGCCAAGGCTCCCGCCCCCGCCACAAGCAGCAGGTTGACAACCGTCTCGATGTTCTCGCCCAGCGCGATTAAGGCGCTGGAGATAAGCTGCGTCGATCCGTGCGCGCGGTTGGCCTCGCCAATGAAGACACTCAGGTTGTTGGACAGGTTGCGAAAGCCGTCGCGAACGGTCGTCGCCATACCATCCGCGGCTTTCTTGTTCTCGTCCAGCGCAGCCAGGAGAGATTCGGAAAGCTCGCGGCCGGCCAGCTTCCCCTGTGCCCCCAGGCTCAGAACCTCCTGCGTAGTGCGCCCGGTCGCCCTGGCGATGTCGTCGACGATGGTCGGAATGGCGGCCAGAATCGTCTGCCAGCCGTCCGCCTCGATCTTGCCTTTGTTAAGGGCCTTTGTGACCGCATCAACCGTCGTCTTCGCCCGGTCGGTAGCGGTCGCGTTCTTCACGAAGGCATAGGACAGCGAATCGACGATATCTAGCGATTCCTTGGTTTCATAGCCGAGGCCCTTCAGGGTGCTGGCTGTCAGCACATAGAGTTCTTGCGCCTCTTGGAGCGGGCGATATGTCGCATTGGCCGTTGCCAGGATGCGCTGCTGGACGTACTCGTACTCCTTGGCGCCGTTGGTCGCCATGGCGATGCGCTCGGCCATCTCGTTGTAGGCGTCCGCCATGTCGATCAGGCCCTGCGCGGCGCGCAGCGACACCAGGCCGGCAAGAGCGCCGTACAGACCCGAAACGCTCGAGCGCGTAGCGACAGACTCGCGCCCCAGTCCTTTGACGGCCTGCGCCGTCTTGGTCATCTGATTCTGCGTGCCATGGGCCACGCGATCGGTTTGAGCAAACGTCTTGTTCAGACGATTCAGGGACGCATCAACAGAGGTGGAGCTATCCACCAGCTTGCTGGTGTCGGCCTCAACAGTATAGAAAATGCCGCCAACTGACTCAGCCATCAGTGCGCCCCTTGATTCTGCTTGCGAGCTGCCTCGACGCGCTCGTACCACTCCATGGTGGCGTTATGCTCTTCTGCCGTTGGGGCCCGTGCACCCGGCGCGTTACTCTCGACTGGCGGAAACTTTGCCCTCAATGCCCCGACGAGCTCAGTCATGGTCAATTGCCACGCCTCGGCGCTTGACATGCCCAAGTGCGCGATAGCCAGGGACACATGGGCCCGAGCATCGAACTCTTTCACGTACTCCGGCTCTTGGCCGGCCTTGCGCGGCAATTCGGGCAACGCACCCGTGATCCCATGTTTCATCAAGCAGCGGGCCAGGGGCAAAACATGCTCAGCCGGGGCCAAACCGGGTACGTACTTCAGCCCGCCCTCGGTGACCCCGTGGCCGCCGTAGAGTTCGGCAAGATCGTCTTCCGAGCAGGCGTAGATCACGGCCAGGGCATCGTCAAACTGCTCGGCATGAGGTTGTTCCGACATCACGCTGGCGTATACCCTGACGATCTCTACCGGCTCGCCGATCTGCGTCATGGCGTAAAGCGACGGGCGCAACTTGTACTCACGGCCTTCAAAACTGATGCCGATCTCGCCAATTTGGGTTAAAACCATCGCTTATGGACTCACTTGTTTCCACTGCCCACACCATCGAATCAGCCTTCGATCCGGCTCAATGGATGGTTGTCGTCGCCTTCCCGAAAAGCACCTCGAAGCAATTCCCTGCCGCCCTGGAACTGGCTCAGCAGGCAGGCCGCTATGAGGTCATTCCTTTCGGCGGCACCCCCATGCATGTGGCGGGCTTCGCTCCCACAGAGGCTGGCGCCCGCCTCGCCCTCGCCCTACTCGATATCGTCAGCGGCTGGAAAGGCGTTTTCACGTTCAGCAAAGGCGATCAGGTCCGCAACAAATGGACATTGATCGAGGTCCTGCGTTGCTACCTGACATCTTGCCGCTGCGAAGACCCGACCGCGCATTGCTTTACGATGATCGATGACCCCAGCTTTGTACCGGTCAAGTCGTTCTCGATGCGCATTTCTGTCGAATACGTCGATACAACGAGACCGGTTGAGATCGACCGCTACGTCTTCCCCTGTCGCTTGCTCAGCCAGGATATGAAGTTCGAGGCCGATCACCCCGCAAGCCTGCGCAGCCAGGTACAAGCGGCTGCCGTGAATCATGGGTGCTGGATATGCCCCCGCTTCGACCCCGACAATCTCAAGAAAGTCGGGGTCGCCACGTATCGGGTTGAGGCTTAGGTCACCGTCACCACGCACGTTCCCGACTTGGTATTGTCAGACGTGCTCGTGGCAGTGATGGTTGCGGTCGTCGCCGTGGTCGTCAGGGCCGTCACGACGCCCGTGTACGCATTGACCGACACTTCGGTCGGCTCGTCGCTGGTCCACGTCACGCCCTGAGGCGCATTCGTGGGCAGGACAACGGCCTCGATATCGTAGGTGTCGCCCACATCAAGGCTCAGCGTAGCGGGGACCACAGACACGCCAGTAATGACTGCATCCGGGTTGGGCGTATCCTCGACGATCAGGCCGAAGTCGCTGGCAGTGGCCGAAGCTTCGAAGCTGTAGGTCACCACATCATCGAACGGGGCCGAACGACTCATGTTCGTCACGATCATGAAGGCCGTGAAGGTCAGATCGGGGAACGTCATGCGTACCCAGGCGACAGGCTGGCCGCTGGTGGCCGCAGGGTTGGCGACGTGCTTGGTCAACTCAATCAGGTTCGCTGCGCCAGCGCCAGCCGCCTTCACCACGCCGTCTCCGGAGATGGATAGCGTCTGGAACGTCGCCAGGTTCTCACGCAGGGCGCCGATGGAGTCATCGGCAGTCGCGTCCGTCGTTTCCCATTCGAGCGTAAATTCCTTGGTTCGCATCGAGCCGAACCGCTTCCAATCATTGGCGCCCGGCAATTCGTCGCCGCAGCCAATGAAATACTCCATGACGACATCGCGCCCGACAAACTTCTGTTTTTCGCAAGCCATGTTGGCCTCCTTAAAAAATCACTTCAAAATCGACCTGTATCCAGGCCCGGTTCTCAGTTGTGTATCCAGGCCCGGACGGCTCGCCCATCGCCCGTACATTCGCCGCCCCGCAGGGCAGTGAATCTCCCATGCCAGCCACGATCAGCGCATTTGCGGCATCAATGAGTTGTTGCGCGTCTTCGCGATGATTTCGGCGCCCCAGCAGAATCACGCGAAAGCGCGGATAGCGCGTGTCAACGACCGGCGCCGGGCCGCCCGCAGCCTGAACGACGCAATACCAATTGCTGTCAATGGCCGAAGCCTCGACCCATTGGCCGTAGGCAAAGGCGTAGCCGGTAATGACCGTGCCTACCCAGTTGCGAAATTCAACGAGCATATGCAGCCTTCAGAATGGCGGGAATGGACGGCTTGATTTGCTCGAAGCCTTTGGCCAGAAACTGAGGCTCGGCGTTCGGATCCCAGTACTGGCCGTTGCCGCTCGGGCGCGGCACGCCTTTTAGCTTTCCAGGCGCGTCGTGCACTGCGCCCGCGTAGCTCGCCGTGTATCCGACATGCCCTATGGTCTTGCCCGGCTGGCGGCTGATCTGAGGCGCGTATCGGCTGTTGATGAGCGTGCTGGTATCTACTGGCGTCATCGTGTCCGACATGGCCGCGCCTTGGCTCAGTACGGCATAGACCGCCTTGTCGGTGCGCTGGCCGTCGATCTCCTCGACTTTAAGGCGATAAGCACGCCTGACTCGTTCAATTCCCTTAACCGGCATCACGTCACCAATTTGTAGTCGGGCGTTTCGCCAAAGAAGCTCATATCCCACCAGGTACGGCTGCGAATCTCTTGCCATTCGGCATCGCCCTCCAACTGGATCATGTCCAACATCTTCGGGCGCGCATCCTCGGTGAAAATCTCGAAGCGGCTTACGAACTCTGCGCCGTTGTCATCGCGTTGCTGCTGCGATACGGCCGTCCAAGTGCAGGCGATGGTGTATTCCGGTCCATATGACGTCCCGCCCCACTCGCTCATGCCCAAGAAGGGTTTTACGGTAGCTGTGTTGGTGTAGCTCCAGTTAGCTGTGCTCGACACGATCAACCCTCACAACAGAACTTGCCACCTCTTCCGATCCAGATGCCGCCATGAGCGGTTACCGTTGGGTCGGGCGGAACAAGACCGGTCGTACAGCCATACTTATCAAGGCCTCGCAGCAAGCCCAACAAGCCCTTCCATCGGTCCGCAAAAGCGAGGTAGCGAAAGGACCGCGACGCGCCAGAGGGCGCCGTCTGGCTGGAGATATATTTGTCGCCCTGCGCGAGCCCCATCAGACCCAGCAGATAGCACTGGATGAGCAGCGCCACCGCGGGCGAGTAGTGCTCGGCCAGGCAGTCGTTAATGGTGTTGACCTGCTCCACGAGCGCGGTCAGAAGGAAATCAGGCAGATTGACGCCGACAGAGTCAAGGTACTCGCGGGCCTGTTCGACTGTGATCATGTCTGATTCCGGAAATAGATACGCCCCGCCACGAATGGCAGGGCGTTAAAAAAGCCGCTCGGGGCGGCTTACTCGGTTGCGGGTTTCAGCGGATCGCCGTCAGGAAGCAGCTCGGCGAGTTCTTCGGCGCTCTTGCGGCCGTCGAAATCGATGTCGAGTTCCTTCAGGCGCTTGGCGATCTCGCCCTTGGTGGGCTTCTTGCCGCCAGCCGGGGCGCTGGGCGTGGCCGGCACCAGTTCGGCAGCTTGGCCACGCAGAGGGCGCACGTTGGCTTTCAGAGCAGGGTGAAGCTGTTTCAACTCCACAACGTCGCCACGGCTGACGCCATGCCAGGGGCGGATGACTTCGTACTTTGCCATGTCGTTCCCCTTAGTCCAGGTTGGCGCCGTAGATCACGCCCGACTTGCCCTCGCCATCCTTCTTCACTTGCAGACCCATCGCAGCCATGATCTGGTAGTTGTAGTTGGACTGAGGCATGGGGCGCGGCAGAGGAACAACCCCTGTAGCCATGCCCACCAGCGGAGACACGACATCTTGACGGCGCTGGTATGCGATGAACTCGTTGCCCGACAGCGCGAACGTCTGACGAATCGACCCAGCCGGAATGTACTGAGTGATAAGCTGCAGCACTGTTCCGCCCGCCAGAAGCGTCGAGCCTCCGATAGCAACGGTTGCGGGCTTCATCAGGTTGGCCATGATTTGAGGCGACACCCAAAGAACATCGTAAGCCGCAACGAAGTTATCGCGAGCCGCCTGGCCGAACGCGCCAGAGGTAAAGAACGTGGCGATTTCTGTCTGGCTGGCCGTGGTCAGATCGATATTCGCCCCGCCCGAGCCGCTTCCCAGATTGATCTTGATGGTGTTGCGGTGGTTCCGCAGGCCCTGGGCTGGGTAGCTCTGCACCTGAATGGTGGCGTCGCCGTCCAGCACGTAAGACACTAGGCGCTTGTGGAACTTGCGCATCTTGGCCGCCTGGCTATCCAGCACCAAGTCAATGCCGACAGTTTGCAAGCCGGCAGCGTGGCGCCAGTTGACGCCATATCCGGCAGTGAAAACCGGGATAGGATCGCCGTCCGAGTCGTACTCGGTGTGGTCGAAGCTGTAGGGCGGCTGGCCGTCCATGCTGATCGACACGTCGTCAGCGATGTCGCCGGTCACGTTGTACAGCTTTGCCGTCTTACCAATGGGCAGCACGGTCTGGACGGTCAGCAGATCATTGACGATCTCCATGCCGGTCTCTTGGTCGCGCATTTGGATAACCTGACGGTCGATCTCGGCCCAGAAGTCGCGACCATATCCGTCAACGGCATTCGCCGCCAGCATTTCCGGCGTCATAACGGCGCGGTTGGCTTCAATCATGGCCGCATTCTGGCGATTCCAGATATTGCGGTTCGCCCACAGTTCGTTCCAGTGGCCGCGCAGGCGGCTATTTGCCGCCAGGGTTTCGGGGGTAAAAAACATGTTGTATTCTCCTTGGCTTATTCGCCGTCAGCATCACCGGCGGCCACAGTGCCGACGCGGAAACGAACGCGGATGAAGTCGGTTTGACCGCTGGCGATAACAGCATCGTCCTGGCTGTAGCCAAGCACGGTGTCGGTATCATCGGCGGCAATGGCGCCCTGACCGCTGGCCCCCAACTTGATGGGCGTGTCTTTGGCGTAAGTGCCGGCCGGGCACAGGATGGCCAGTTCGCGGCCTTCCTCTACGTAGTTGCCAACGGCTGAGTCACCAGCAGGCACGGCGTCACGAATGCCAAGGCCTTGGTGATAGGCGCACTCGATCACGTACAGGCGGCCGACGGTTTCAGCAGCCTGGGCGAACTCGTTGTCGCCATCTATGACAGCGAAGGTGCCGGGCAGAATGTTTGCTGCGGCAACGCGGGTCTCAGTCTTGTAAAGCGACTGCCCGTCAATATTGACTCGACGATAGCGGCTCATTACTTGGCACCTCCAAAGTAGGTTGCAGGATCAGGCGCGTCGGTTTCAGCCTGCGACTGCCCGGAATTGGTGCCCAACGGCGCGGGCTCGCCCAGCGACTTGTACATGGCATCCAGAGCTTCGCCGGACAGCGCATTGGCGACGACCTCACCATGCTTCTCGGCCACGGCCTTGCGCTTGTCGGCCTCTTCGGCCTTCTGGTTCGCGGTCAGGGTGTCGGACAGCGCTTGGTGGTTGGCCTGCAGCGCCGACACGGCGTCCGTCAGGGGCTTGAGTTGTTCGGCCACGTTCGCGGCCACGGTATCGCTGGTTTCCTTGACCAATGCGGCCCGTTCTTCAGGGGTCAGAGGCATATCGCCCTCCTTATTGACTGCAGGCCGGGCCTGCGGGTTGAAAATCTTTTTGATGCTGTTGGCGACCATGGCGACCCAGGATTCCTGGCGCACGACAGGCGTGCCGGTGTCCTCGAAAGCGATCTTGCCGCCCTCAGTGGTGTATCCGTAAACCTCGGCAGCGCCGCCGTTGCGAACGATGATGGCCTGGGTATCGGTGAAATCCGCCACCCACGCATACTCGTTGTCACCGGGCGCGAATCGCTCCTTGGCGGCTCGGTCCAAGCGTTGTTCTTTCTCGCGGAAGGACTCGCCCACCAGGGCGCCGGAGTTCGCCTGTAAGGGCTTGGCCTGGTCGGCGTTGACCATGAGGCCTACGCCCTGTTCTGGCGTGGCCGCACCGGCTTCGTGTAGGAGGATGGCGTCGTGGTCCATTTCGTGGATCTTGGCGACCCAGTTGGCCCCCGCTGCCTTCTGCTCTTCGTTGGGCTCCAGCTCTTCGAGGAACACGGCCACGCTGGTGTGGATCGGTGGTACGTCGTCTTCACGCGCCAGGGCCTCGACGCGTTCCAGCAGTTCCCGGCCTTCTTCAGTGCGCTTGGCCACCTCCACATCCACCCACTTTTCCAGGTAGATGCGGTTGCCTGACTTCTTGACGTTCCTGTTGTAGGCACCATGGTGTCCGACATTGATGCCTTCAGGACTGAACGCAGATACGAACTTGCCGTCAACCGTCGGATGGCCCAATGGGGCAAGGGTTCCTTCCAGCCCCTGATAGTGCGCGTCGATCTCACTGGCAGGGTACAGGCCGCCGTTCATGATCACGTTCGCCGGCAGGGTGTAACTGGGCAGTACCCAATGCTCGCGCCCGTTGTGCGTCACTTTGCGGATCTGCTTGGCGTTGACCTGGGTAGTGACGTTGACCTGGACCTGACCCGACTCGGCACGGTTGGCTCTCAGCACGATATTTCGCTTCATGCTCATTCCTTTGCCCAGGTATAACCCCGGGCCTCCATTTTCTGTTTGGTCTGCTTGGCACGCGCCACGATTCCTGGCACGATGGGCTTGCCGTCGTCATCGACCATGACGCTGGTGGTGCTACATTTGCAGTTCACGCTGTTCCCGTCCTTCGACCACCATTCGCGCACCTCTTCTATCGTGTAGAGCCGGCCGTGGCGTGCCGCGTGCGTGGCCCTGGTTGTCGGACTGAGCGCCGAAATGTGCATTTCTTTGGTCTTCAGGCCATACAGCTCCTGTGCCTCTTCCGTTTCATCCCACCGAGCTCGTCGCAGCGCTGTCGTGACTTCTGACCTGGCAATCCGATGTGCGCGGCGCGACTCAATGCCGGCCTGATCGGTCAAATCCCTAGCAATCTCGCGGGGGTTTCTGCCCCGCCCTACTCCATCGGTCAGAACTCGGGCCATGTCGGCCTTCACCCCGCCTGACAGCCCCTTCATTTCCTCAAACACCCGGGCTCGTACCAGGGCCATGCGTCGCCGGTACGCTTCGCTGCGCAAGATGTTCTGCACCGACTCGCGGCCTGCTCGGTATGCCGGCGACTGCTGCGATAGGTTCGCGAAGGCCTGCGCCGTGCCCCTGGTAGCCGCTACCTCGACATATTGATCAAAGAACCATAGGTTCCCGTCCTGGTCACCGAAGATGATGTTGTCAACGGCCTGGTCCAGCTCACCCAGCAGCATCGACAGCAAGAACTGATCAAGTTGGTAGCTGTACCGGCGATTCACCGCTGGGCCTGCGGGGATACGCCCCAGTGCAGCCTTGTAGGCTTTCAGCACCTTACGCATGCGCCGGTCAAACTCCCGCATGGCGCCGCGTTCCAGTCGATCAATGCCGGTCGGATCGACGGGGTTACTCGGTAGGATCGGCGGTCTCGTCTTCGTCGCCATCCTCGTCCTCGTCGTCCCCAGTCTCGCCCAGCGCGATTCCGCCGTTCGGGTCGTAGCCCGCCGCGGTACGGATCTCGTCGTTGGCGAAAACTACTTCCCCAGTGGCGATGGCCGTGCTATTGATTTCGCTCATGGTCTTGGCGCTGTCCAGCTTCTCGACGGACGTCTGCTCGTTCAGGTCGTCCCACATGACGGTCTTCTCGCCCACGGGCTTCAGGACGCCAATGCGGGCCAGGTGATCTACGAAGTCCTCGATCTCGAAAGATAGATCCTTGCGGCGTGATTGGCAGCGCGTATTGAAATACTTCTGGTCCTCGGTGCTGGCCCGCTCGCCCTGCTGGTTACCCACGAGGACACGGCTCGGAATGTCCAGGGCGGCGGACACGGTCTGCAAGTTGACGTCGTAGGTGGGCCGGGGATCAGCGACGGCGGTTACCAGAGGCGTCACCGTAGCGCCCTGGGTCGGCATTACAACGTCATTGCCGCGGTTTAGCTCGACGGCTGCTTCGTTGAACTTCTCCTGCAGCTCCTGTACGGATACGTTGTACATGCTGGCCAGGCTGTCGAAGTTGATCTCTTTGTCGAAATTGATATTCAGTTGCCGGGCGGCGTTCTTCAGGAAGGACTCGCCCGACCCGCCCTCGACCTTTTCCAGGCTCACGAAAGCGTTGTAGGCGGGCTCAAGCCACCCGATGGCGTCACCCGACCAGTCGCCCAGGATAAACACGCGATCAGGGTGAATCTTGACCCGGCGCCCAATGGTTCCGGCCTCCCTGCTCTCCTGGTACTGCCACTCGGTCGGCTGCCCGTAGGTGGGCGAATTCTCGTCAGTGTCAAATTTCGACGGCGTGAGCGCCCCGGCCCAGGCTGGCGTGACCTTGACCAGCGCCTTTCCCTTAGCGACTGGCTGGTTCCATGCCTTGCCGTCATTGACGTGCAGCAGCAGACCCGCGTACCGTCCAACGAGCCGGCGGCGATCGCCTTCGGCAAAGGCACGCCAGATTCGAGCGGAAAGTTCTTTCTTGGTGGCAGCTTCCCAGCGGGTTTCCCGCTTGGACTCGTCTAGCTCATCGCCCTCGATCAGCCAGGGGTTTGTCTTCCAGCAGGCTCCGATGACCTTGTTCACGGCACCATGCGCCAGACCTCCGCGCCGATACAGGCCGAACAGCATCTCATACGTGACGTCTGGCGGCCAACCATATTCAGCCCAGGCGCTGCACTTGCGCTTGTCATCCAGCCCATAGCCGCCCAGCAGCCCCATGCGGGCACGCGCAATTCTGGCGTCATTGATGGCGTGGTTCACTGCCATCGTCAGCTTGTCAGATTGCGCCATGTTCTATCCGTTCCAGTAACTCGCTGCGGCCCTCTGCCGGGTGTCCGCATGGGTCTCGTACAAGCTCAACCGTCGAATGCTCTCGGCTGGCCCAGGTGCGCGTACCTTCCGGCCCTGCGTTGGCCGTGGCTACTTGTCGCGCACACGTCAGGCAGCGAGCGCGCACGAGCATGCTCACGCCGCCGTCTAGCGCGCTTACCTTGAAAATTGCCATTTATCGTCTGCCTTGCAGGCGCTTGGGGAGCATCACGCCCATTGGCTGTGCGCCACCCAGTTCTGTAAGCGCATAGACCATTGCATCCAGCCGGTCGGGCGATTTCTTCGCTGTTGTCGGCACGTATTCCATCAGCTGGTTTTCCAGCACGTAGAGCGCGCCGCGGTGCGAGACGCGGCCCTGCTCATAGAGCGCAGATATCGGCTCAGCTCGCGCAAACTTGCCCTTCTTGGCATGCACCCGGATGATGCGGCCTTTGAACCCGGCGTTCCTCAGCGTTTCCTCTGCCATGTCGCCACCCTGGTTCGTCTCGATGACGATGGCGTCAGCCTGGTGCTGGGTTACAGCCGTCATAGCCTTCTGTGCCCAGGCGTGAGGCTTATATGTCCCGCTGTAGTCGCCGTCTACCGAGAACTGGCGACTATCTCCCGCCCCGTAAGCGCTCGCCGCCACAATTCCAGTTTCGTCGCTTTCCTCGTCCGCCGTGGTGGCTGGATCGATGGCAATCACCGTTCGAACCAGCTCATGCCGGATATTCAGGGCATGAGCGTTGGCAATCAGCGCCTCAGTCCACAAAGCGCCCTCAGCATTGAACCGGCGAGGCCGCTGCATGTACTGCGCTTCTGCTGTTCTGCGGTGCGAGAAGAGCGCCGTGCGATGCGATTCGTTGTGTTTGTAGGGCCAGAGCCAGCCATCAGGCAGGCCATGGTCAATCTCGATCCCGTGAGTGTTTTCCTTCGGGTATGCCTGGGTGTTGTCGATCAATACGGGCAAGCACAGATGGTGCCATTTCTCCCCCGACCCGCCGCGCAAGAGGTAGCCGCTTAGGTCGCTGTAGTGGATGCGCTGCATGATGACGATCATTGGTGTTGTCTCGAGCGCGAGCCTGGACTTAATCGTCTCGTTGAAACGATCATTCACGCCATCGCGCACCGTTTCGCTATGCGCGTCATCAGGCTTGACCGGATCGTCAATAATCAATGCCCCCTGCCATCCGGGCTCCATATGCCCAGCCCGAAAGCCTGTCACCTGCCCGGCTGCCGATGAGGCATACACGCCGCCGCCGTGTTCCGTCCACCACATGGCCTTACTGTCGGCATCGTCCCGCAGCGACATCGGCCACATAGACTGATAGGCCCAGGACTTAACGATATTTCGGGCCGTGCTGGAATTCAGCAGCGCCAGGTTGTGCGAATACGACAGGTGCATAAACCTGGCGCGGTTATTCAGCGCCAGGCCGCGCCCAATCATATTGATCGTCGCCAGCTCGGTTTTGGTATACCCGGGCGGCACATTGATGATCAGGCGAGTGATCTCCCCGTCTATCACCCGCTGCAATGTGTCCTGGATGACTTTGTGGTGGGGTGCCACAATCATCTTCGAGGTCATGCGCTGCTTAAAGAAGTAACGGGCGAAATACAGCCCATCCTCTTCACACTCTATGCGCCGGGCGAGTGTCCGTTGGTCAGCAGTCGTCATCGGCCAGCATTTCCTGGCGGGCTTGCTTGTACTCTTCCTTGCTCAAGGCGGCAATTTCGACTGGCCCACCGTTCTTGCCTGTATGCTCGACGCGCTCCTTGAATGCCTGTACGCCCACATGACGCCCAAGCAGTTCCAAATTCTTCACTTTGTCGGGCCACTTGATCTTTTTCAAGATGCCGACCATTTCGCGCTCATCGCCGGAGCCCTCGAACATCTCGGCCAGATCGAAACCAGATAGGTACTGGCGCCAGATCTTCGGCCACTCGCTGACCGGCTTGAGGCTCATGCTCTCAGTCATGATGTCGAGCACATCCATCTGGTCGATCTCGACGAGTCGATGCAACACGTAATCAGCGTCAATCTCGACCCGTTTCGCTCTATCGGCTTGAGCCGCGTGAATGGCGGCTGCGATTTGAGGTTTTTTAAGGTTCTCGTCGCCGATCTGACCGGCGGTTTTCTTTGAGTACCCCGCCCTGATCGCCGCTTGCGTGGCGTTCAAGTCCACTAGGTACTCTTCCACGAAGCGGCGCTGTTTTGCTGTCAGCGCCATTCTTGATTCCTCAATTAAAAAGCCCCGCACATGGCGAGGCTCGAAATTCAGGGCGCAAAAGCCCTGCCGATATTGTCGCGGTTTCTGTCGTGCTTCTCAAGAACTTGATGTCTCACTTTCCACGCGTACCGGGCAAAGCCGCCTGCCTCGGCTGCAGGCTGGATCTCTACCTGTCCATGCTCTTCTAGCGACTTCAGCACCCGCAGCACACCCTTGTGCACTCGCTGGCGAGCTACCCCGCTGGCCTGGGGCTCAACATACCGGACAATCTCGGCCATTCGGAACTGCCGGCCAGGGTATGGAGCCAGCAGGTCGATCACCTCGTGCGCATATTTCACAGAAGTTGCCTCCCGACCGCATCCTTGAAGAATCCCAGGTAAAGCTTGTATTCGTGCTCAGTGAGCCATATACCAGTAACCTGCCCGATCCAGCGCCGAGCTGATTCTTGACGCGCCCTGGCGTGCAACTCCGAAAACAGGGCATTCTTTTGCGGATACTCGGCCGTGATGACCATTCCTTCGTGGTGCGGAAGTCCGCGATGCATCTCATCGACGATCTGGGCATGTTCGTGATTTATCGGGCGGGGATCGTCCTCCCAGGAGACATAAGGCGTCATGTTGCCGACCGTCTCGCCCGACCAGCACCAGCGCGCCCAGTTCCATAGGAGGTCGTCGGCGGTCATCTCGCGCATTAACGCTTCCTCCCGTTGCCCATCATGTAATGCGTGTACTGGTTCCAGTTTCCCGTCCCGGCTGGCGTCATCATCGGCGGCTGGGCGCGCTCGATATCGGCCAGGCGTGGGTGCGGGCGTAACTCCATCTCCCGGAAAGTCGGTCGGTATGGCGCAGCAACCACATTAGCGGGCGCGTCGCTCTTGATCCCCAGGTAATCGCGCAGGATCTGAGCCGGGGTCAGCCCGCCCTTCGGATGACGTCCGATGGCCCTGCAGATATCGAGCATGACGGCGGTCGATGGCAACTTCTTGCCGGTGGTCGCGTGCAGTTTCTCGATGGCTGCTTTCTTGAGTTCGTAGCTGTTCATTGGTTCTCCTGCTTTGCAATGAGCCTGTCCAGGTACCAACGAGCCTTTCTGAGGTCTTCGACGCCGTTCTTTTGCTTCCAGCGCCATAGGTACTTGATGGCGTTTGCCGTGCAGACAGCCTCGACGCCGGTCAAATTGACCGTGGCAGCCTCCAAGGCATCGATGCATTCGACCTTGCCGGCCGTGTAGTGGGATGGATGATTTACGGCGTCTGCCGCTTGATTGACGCTCAATTTCGCTTCCTTCTTTTTGTCGCTGCGCTTAGATGCTGTGTTGATTACGCCGTACCAGATCACAAAGGCCAGCACGATTCCGGTTCCCGTCGTCGCCCCGCCCAGGAGGTTGTTCAGTACGGGAAGCCAGTTGATTTCGATTCCGCTCATACTTCCCTCACAGTAATGCCGTGTTCCTTGAGCATCAGTTTTCTCTTGATGATGTAATCTGGCGTCCGAAAGCCTTTCGTGTCCTCGACTACGAATTGGCCGTTCTCCCGGTACATGAAGTCGCCCACGTAGACCACGGGACGCTCTGCTTTGCCGTCGGCATTGCGCTGGCTTGGGATGAGCGTGAATTTTGGCTGCAAGGTCAGGGTGTCGATGCAACCGGTGCGCTCCATTAACTTGAGCTCGCTATACCGGATCGCCTCTTTCTTTGAGTCAAACGTGATGCCATCGACTACCGTCTTTTTGTTCCGGTACTTTGGCGCCTTCTTCCGGTCGTCCAAAGCCGCGATCTGCTGCTTGATGGTGGGCGGGAATGCCAGGTCTTGCATGCTCATACTCCTCTAACCTCCCTCGCGAATTTCAGACGCTCCCCTTCCAGCCAGCCGCGGCGGTTGATAGAAGTCTCGCTGTCGACGCGCTGATGCTCGCGGCATTGGCGCTCGAAATCGGCGCTCTCGAAGGAGCTCTTGCTTCTCTGCAGGTCGCAGTGGCCATATCCCTGGCGCACCATCTTGCCGGCGTCTCGCAGGCTGAAGTGCTGGCAGTCTATGCACTGGACGGTCATGCTGCGCGCTTCCTGTAGCTGGGCCAGTCGAACACCACTAGCTTTCCTCCGCCCTCGCGCAGGCGATCGACAACGCGCTCGCCCAGGTAGCTCGTCAGCGCATCCATGGCCAGGTTGCTGATCAGGATCGTCGAACGACGGTTTTCGTAGCGGCCGTTGATGATTTCGAACAGAATCAGTTTTTCGGTATCGCTGCCGAACTGCACGCCCACCTCGTCCAGAATGAGCAGGTCCGGCTCAATCAGGTTCTGCAGCGCTTCGCGCTCGCTGATGTCGCTGTCGCGCCAGGTCTCCTTCACGCTGCGCACGGCGCCCATGACCGACATGAACAGGGCTGACCGATAGCCGCGCATGATCTGCTTGGCAATGCCGATGGCCAGGTGCGTTTTCCCGGAACCCACGCCACCGCAAAAGATCAGGCTTACGCCTTCGTTCTCGTCGAATGTGTCGGCGTACTGCTTGGCGATCTGCAGGGCCTTGACCTGGCCGTCCAGCTCGGTGGCGTAGTTCCCCAGACTGCGATCCTCGAACCGTGGCGGGATGGCGGCTCGGTTGAACAGGTTCTGCAGCCGGGCCCGCTCCCAGTCGGCCTGCTGCTGGCGGGTTGCCTCCTCTTGCTCGGCGCGCTGCCTTGCTTCCATGCAAGCCATGCAGCCAGTCCAGCCGTAGCGATATTTCTTGGCCACGTAGGCGCCATGCGTATCGCAGGTGCGCTCTTCGGTATCCAGCACGTCAAAAACTCCCATCTGCCCCAACCCCCGCGTGGTAGTCTTGTTGTGAGAAATTTCCATGGATAGATGCTCCTTGTGGCATAGGGACATCGGGCAGACCGTCCTCCCAGCGTCGTTGGTTCAGGTAGGTCAAGGTCGTAGGCTCGTATCCGTCCCGCCATTGGCGTGTCTTCGTCATGGCCTGCACGTGCTCGATGATTTCGTCGGTAACGGAATCGAGCTTCTTCACCTTCCAGAGGTCGCGGCATTTAGCCTTGGCTATACGCCTCGCTGTGTTCGGATAGGCAGACCAGAATTCATCAAACCCCGGGGCGGACGGTTCTATCGTCTCCGGAGCCGCGTCCGGGTCGGCATATGATGGTTCTTTGATGGTTGATGATGGTTCATGACGGTTATATGCGGGTGCAAAAGCTTTGCACCCTTTCATGTCGTCGTTTGCACCCTTTATGTCGCCAGTTGCACCCTTTTCTGCTTCGTTTTGCACCCTTTTTAGCTGCGCAAAATCTGCACCCTTTAGCCATTCGGGGTTGATTTGGTACTCATTGGGCTGGCCTCGCCCACCATTCCCCGCGCTCACCAAAATCAGCCAGCCAGCGTCCTCCATGCGGCGCAGTTGGTACTGAACGGCGCGCACTGATTGGCGCGTCTTCTCCGCCAGCGACTTAACGAACGGGAATACCTTGGATCCATCATCATGGGCATGGTCTGCCAGCGCGAGCGCCAGGATCATTTCGCCGCCGCCGTTCGGGTAGCGTTCGAAAACGGCCGTCATCACCTTGACGCTCATCTCTGCCCTCCCACAAACACCCGCACAGGATGCCCATGCGTTCCAGGGCTGCGCGCTGGCCGGAACTCGCCCGTAGGTTTCAGAAGCCCGCGGGCAATCCCCAGGCGGCTGATCGCGCCCCACGCATTCGGGCTGGGCGGCAGGAGGTCTTCGTGGCAGGCGACGATATGAAAGCGGAAATCCTCAAACGCGAAAGGCTCACGCTGGCGTGGCGCCCACTCTTCGAGGCAAGCTAGAACCTGCTCCGTCCAGTTCAAAGTGAAAGCCTCGGCGTGCTGCCGGGCTGTTTCGATGCCGATGTCGGCTAAGTGTTGCCCGTTCATGCGACCTCCAATCCGGCGGCTTCCAGGGCCTCGGAAGGCAACTGAAAGCCGCGGTCAATGAGAATCTGGACGCTCTCGGCCAGCAAGTCGGTCTGTCGACCGTATGCGGTCTCGAAGCGTGTCTTCCAAGGGTGAACCGCAACGACTCCAGGAATGCCCGCGTCCTGATGGTGAGGGCCGCATAGGGGCAGCACTTTGAAGTGCGCCAGGGGCTTTGTGCGGCCGTCGATGTGGTGAATGCTTACGTAGCTCGTGAAGATGCCCAGCTTGGCGCAGGCGACGCAGCCTATTTCTTGGGCAAGCAGATCGTGGAAGCGCTTCTGTGCGGCGTTGGTAGAGCGGCCTTTCATGCATCCCTCCCCAGGCTTGTGGCCGACCACTCAACGCCCCGTTGCGTCCCGAACGCATGCGCCAATTCGATAAGCTCCGTCATCTGCCGGACCGTCATCTTGCTGGTGCGCTGGCCCAGCAGGACCATGCCGCCGTCAATACCCATCGCCATCCGGGTCTCCCGGCGCAGGCCTGCCGTGAGAATGTCCTTCACCTCTTCGGGCGACACCTTGACCAGGGCGCCATTGACGACGAATTCCACTTGGCGGCTGATGTCAGTAAGAATCGACCAAAGCATGTCGTTTTGCGCCAATGAGCGAGTGCGCGGCTTGATTTCGCAGCGGTATCCGTCGGGCGCGTTGGCAATCGCATGGGCGGCATTTCGGCGCACGTTTGGGCTTATCAGCTGGAATACCTGGCGTTCCATCACTCCCCCTTCGCCGCCCGAAGCGCATTGCGCTCCATGCGGTGCAGAATGACGCGGGCATCACGCAGCAGCGGCACAAGCTTGTCGGCCTCGGCCTGGTTGATGGTGCCGTCAGCAACTGCTTCGGACGTCACGCCAGCGATCTGGCCAATGAGCATGCTGATGTCGAGGAACTTGGATTGCAGTGCCGCCGCCTCGCACTTCCAGCCACCGGCCGGCGCGGGCGGAACCGAATCCACATGCAGGCCCTCAGAGGCGCAAAGGGCTTGCATCCAGTCTCGGGCATAGGCGGAACCACCATCCTGCTCGTCCATCCACTCGGAGAGCATGCGCGCCATTTCGACGTCCATGGATTCGCCTTCGGCGCCGCGCAGCTTCTTGCGCAGGCGTTCCGGGTGAATCGTCGTCTCACGCCGTTCAGTCAGGAACGCAGCTGCGGCATTGATCCCGCCCGGCGTCTTGCGCACGCAGTTGTATAGGACGTCGCGCCAATCAGTGTTGGTGTATCGACAAGTCATGCCGCTGAACCTCCTTCGATTTCAGCGTTCCGCAGTTGGTTGCCAGCGCGTACAGTCTCGCCATGGACAAAAACAACACTCGGAAAGTACGAATTCCCCCGCCCTTGCCGCCCGGGCACACTCTTGGGATGGACGAATTTGTGTGCGACGGCCTCTTTGAGCAGGCTGTGAATCTGGCCTATCGATCCTTTGCGGATCCGACCGACGACCACATCGAGGCGGTCTACCATCGGCTGGTGCTTAATCACCAATGGGGAGCGGGAGACGCTGGGGCGGTGACGGTGCATTGAGCTAGGCATGAGCCCCTTCCTTGAGCTCAGGCCAGATCTCCGACCACTCGGCCGGGTATAGATCCTTACGGGTCACCTCACCGCCAGATTCCTGCTCGATGCGGACGCTCAACTTTTCGCCGGCCTTTCTATACCCATAAGCCACGTTGCGCATGTGTGCGAAAGTGGTTCCACATCGGGCAGCGAAGGCTTCGCGCTGGTCTGCCGGTAAGCCAAAAAGGAATGATTTGAGTTTTTCCATGACGCCACTCTACACCGTTTGGTGAAGTCACGCAACACCGTTTAGGGAATACACCAATTGGTGATTACGTGCTGTAATTCGCTCATGAAAGATGTCGTATCTGTCCGCCGCGAAAACCTCAGGGCGCTAGTCGAGCAATTCGGGCTCACCAGCACCGGAAAACGCATGAAGCGCTCCGTCACCCAGATAAACGACATGCTCGCGGGCAGAAAATCGTTCGGCGAAAAAGTCGCTCGAGCCATGGAGAAGGAGTGGGACGCGACATTGCCGCCTGGCTGGCTCGACAGTGAGAAATCCGCAACAGACGGAGGGGATATGAAAAGCAGCAATGTGGTCGCGCTAAAGCAAAAGCCAGTGCCCGACATCGTTCTGGAGCAGTTCGACGCTGGCGGCTCAATGGGGCACGGCTTAGAACTCCGAGATCAGCCTGGCGTAATCCAGAGCTGGCGGGTAAACCCGGAGTGGCTGGAGCGCAACGTTCGAGCCCACACGAGCGCGAAGAATCTATGCATCGTGACAGGCTTCGGCGACTCAATGCAGCCGCTATTCAATCCTGGCGATCCGCTGCTAGTCGACACGGGCGTCGCGTCGGTCGATTTCGATTCAATCTATTTCTTCCGAATCGACAATGACGGCTACGTCAAGAGGCTGCAAAGAATTCCGACGGAAGAGGGGCTGGTTATTCGAGCCATCTCCGAGAACCGAGACGCCTATCAAGCTTTCGACATCACCTCAAGAATGGACTTTCAAGTATTAGGTCGAGTCTTGAAGGTGTGGCGAAGCCAAGACTTCTAATTTTTTTCGCGCCAGTGATAAAGTTTGGTTCGATGTGAGCATAAATCTTGAAGGCAAATCTCGACACTCCACTTGATGAAAATTTGCAGACAGCGCAATTAGCCACCGTCGGCGATCTGGTGCATCGGCTCAGTGATCTATCAATAAGCATCGCGGCGTCCAAGAGAAATAATGAAAAACTTCTCCTGCAAATGGATGAAATGCTGGACGCCTTCAAAGATCAGGCGTCTACACGAAAAAGATACAGTGATGCCTATGTGCACCTCGTGGACAGGGTTGTCCACTTAGCCAACCAATTGCTTCAGCTTAGCTCTGCAGGTGAGTCTGTGCCGAGCGAAGAAATTACGCAACACGTTAAGGGGATAGTCCGTAGCCTCAAAGAATCGAACCAAATAGTGAGCGGGGAATCCCATGAATAAGGATATTGAGGAGACCCGGCGCTATCTCGAAAGCGCTTTGAGTGAGGCTCGATTAACCGAAGAGCTATTTGATGCGTCCCAAATTTCAAAGCATAATATTCCAATGACGGACACAATCTCCCGCCCAGAACTGGATGCTAAGCTTGAAACCATCGGAGCGAAGATGGATGGACGACTAGCGCGTATTGAAGACAGATTCACTGGCCTGGAACGCCGCTTCGATAAGCTTGAAACCATGCTAGACAAGCAAAAGTACACTGCGTGGGCCGCGGCCGGCGCTACCATAGTTGCCGTATCAGGTATTGTGTTTGCTGCTTATGCAATGGGATTCGGAGCATTCGACTCTGGCCGTGAAACGGCCAAATTAGCAGCAGACGCCCAGCATCAAACCAGCGCTGCCCTCACAGAGATTCGCCAGATAGTAGAAAGCCTGAAAGTGCCTCCCAGATAGCCAGGCCCATAACCTCGCAACCCGCCCAGGCGGGTTTTCTTTTGTCCGTCGTTCCCTTCTTCTGCTTTAGCCCGCTTGTTCTACGTAGGGTTTTCACCAGCTAGCGAAAAATATTCACCATTTGGTGTTGACAGAACATTCACCGTTTGGTGTAATACACCTAAGCAGCACAGAACACCCTTAGGCAAAGCCACGGTGAAAGCGCTGCCAGCAGTACCCCCGCTTAGGCGGATTGCAGTGAAACGTAGGCGGACAACCAGCCGCTGAGCAACACGACATTGGGCAGGTCGATAAATGCCAATGCACCCACCCGGGGTGGATAAACGTAGCGGGGAGCCGAGGAGGCCCGGAAGTTTCGGACAAGACGGCAGGCGGGATATCTAACCAGACCGCTGCAGGTATGGGCAAAGCCATGCCAGGAGCCACGAACCGGCATTGACCGGGTACAGCGTGGCGTTATCCGAAATCAGCTTGGATGCAGGCTGATTCCTGATGACAAAGGAGATAGATATGGAAAAGGAATGCGCGCCACGCACCCACGACTACGAATTTCTAGGGAACAAAGTTTTCAAGACCGTCACGTCGGGCCCGGCGGGCGGAACAATGAAGGTCAGCGTCAATGCCGTCTACAAGTGTCGCAAGTGCAGCAAGACCCGACGCGGCCCCGGCAATGCAAATGCGCCGTGGCCTGATTTGCGGGTCGCTTGACAGCCCTTAATCCCCCTCTTACACACGCGAGACCCCAACCCCATCGCCGCTGACACTCAGCGCTGCGATTTTCATGTGAGGACAACCATGGATATTCAAGTCGGGCGCACTTACCGCGCCAAGAGGCCTCGAAACAGCGGCGGACTGGTCAATGACCGCACAGTTCTATGGGTGGACTCGTTCGGAATGATCGTTCAATACTACGGCCCGAGCGAGGCACACGGACGCCGCTATCCCAAAGTCAGTCGAGACGAATTCGAGAAATGGGCTGATCGCGACGTTACTGATGAACTGCCGAGCGGCGAGTATGCCAACTGGCCGGTCAAGTGACTGCGCCAGTTGACAAGGAGAACAAGATGGAACACAACGACGGCGGCCCGGCATTCCCCTGGGGCGAGCACGGCCAGATATTAGGCGGCATGTCCCTGCGTGACTACTTCGCAGCGAAGGCGATGCCGACCTTTATCGACTTGTGCGCTCCGGAAATTTGGAATCAGGCAAACGCTTACGGCGCCAAAATTGACAACACACTGATGGCAGTGAAGGCGGCGTACTGCGTAGCTGACGCCATGCTCAAGGTCCGAGGAACCCAACCATGACCACTGAAACCATACTGACGCCCGCGCAAATAGAAGAGCTGTCTGCGAAGCACCTTTGGGCGCATGCACAATTCGTGGGCGCCGGGGATGTGCATATCGAGGGCGACGAGGCTTTCGCTCGCGCCATCGAGCAAGCCGTCCTGCAATCTCCTGAGATACAAGCGCTACGCAACATGCTTTACGAGGCCCGGTGCCAGCTTCCCTTGGCGGCGCAGTTCTGGAATGAAGACGATGACCAAGATCGCTCCAGGCGGAACGTGCAGCATGTCATGGGCCTGATCAAACGAATCGACTCCGCACTGGAGAAACAGCCATGAGCACCACACAAGCAATCTCGGTTTTTCTGGCTTACCCGCTCTATCTAATATTTTTGGTTAGCGCCATCTATATGGCATTCAAGGACAGGTACAGCGAAGGGTCTTTCTTCATGTTGTTCGCTGTCATGCTTTTTTTAATCGTGAGGTTGCCATGAGCAAGGCAACGATGCCCTCCCCTTCCGCCTATCTCTACACCACCCCAAGCGGCGCCCGAGTAGTAGACCTAAAGCGCGTCGACCTCGATACACCGGGCCTGGCGATATCGGAGCTCATCACCACCACCCAAGCCGAAGCCTACGCTGATGCGGTGCGGCGCGAAGCCCTGGAGGAAGCTGCCCAAGCATGTGAGGCTCGCATTGGCACAGGCTGCCCGGGCATCGGCACCGAAGAGTACGACCAAGAGGCGCAAGAGTGCGCACAAGCCATCCGCGCTCTAATCCCACCCACCAAAAACGAGGCCGAAGAATGAGCTTCTACGAATGCAAGAAATGCGGCGCCATACCCGGCGTGACGGCTTGTTGCGCAGATAAGCCCAGGGAAGTACAGCAGTGGATCAGCGTTGAGGATCGTCTGCCCGAGAAAGTCTCTAACAATTGGCCTCAGGTGCTGGCGTTTTGGCATACAAGCGATCCAGATTATGAGCCGGGAGGAATGGACGCAAGCTGGTTCGATGGTCGTCATTGGCAGGCATCCAACGGCGAGATGGACTACCACGGCAGCCGCCGCGTGACGCACTGGATGCCCCTACCCGCCCCACCCATTCCCGGCCCGGCCAGCCAAACCAAATAGAACAATTTTGCAGCACGTCCGCCCACGTTACGGGTCTATGTCGGCGTCACCCCTCCCGCCAGAAAGCAGGGGCCAGCAACCAAGGAGAAAGCCATGCTCACCGATGCATCGTAGCGGCGTAATCCGCTGAATCCCTGAGCATACGGGCGCAGAAAGCCGGGCGACATCGGCATGGGTTCAGACTTGCCCGACGGTTGGGGAGTACCCACCCCCGCTAACCGGAAGACGGCACACATAGACTAAGGAACGCGAGCCTGGGGCAAACAACCCACGCGCACAGGCCCATGCCGGACATGGTTAAAGCCGGACTCCCCTGCTCTCGGGTCGGTTCCGAGAGTAGGGCCATCAAGTATCCACATTGTGCCGCCCGCCTAGCCGTTCCGGGAGGTAAGAGCGAAGGCTGAACCGCAAGGGGAAAATTTCGCCGCCAGTGTGGATTCTTGATGGCGGGCAGTACGCGCAGGCGATGCGCAGACCGGTAGACGGGTGACCCGCACCCGAAAGCCGCGAGCATGACGACGTGGTGATCATGCAAGCCGGGATCGCATCCGGCGCCATCACTTCCGCCCTGGCGAAGAGAAAGGCCAGGACCATCATCGAAGCGGCGGGCAAGGCACGCGGTCTTGTGCGGTTGAGCGAACCGAGGGGCATGGATGCTACCCGGCGATAGCGGCCCTCGGCTGGTAACCAATCCAGCCCGCTTCGATGATGGTAAACGGCACAACAGTCAACAGCCATACGCCAGCATGTTTTGCCGTTCATGCTGAGGCTCAATCGAAGCGGATGATGGCGCGGGTTGGCGTGATTCACCGCCCGCCGTAAGTACGCAACGGGATTGAATCCGTTGGGGCCAGTGCAGCTTCGCGTATGCCTCCACGATACGGGGCACCCCATTCCCAGGCCCGCGCATTCGCCGCGGCCCTCTTCCTCTTTGGAGGCTCCCATGTTGATAGAACAAGAATCCCGCCTCAATGGCGCGGGCTGGATGCCTACGCGCCCATCTACCACCGAAGAAGTCATGCGCGTACTTGAGGGCACGGCCGTTGAAGATGGCGCCCACCGAAACGCTTGCCAGTGGTCGCTGATCCTTTTTGATTATCCCGACTTCGTCGCTGACATGCCGATCGACGCAAAGCGCCAACTATTCGAGCTGATCGCCAACAACAAGGGCACTCGATACGAGGCGATCCGCAACTACGTCGTGGATGCGATCGATGCCATCTTGGAGGAAGACTTATGAAGCGGATCTGGCACCGCATCAGCCTCGAATGCTACCGGCAACCGGGTGATACACAGAAAGCCCCCTGGTACGTGTACCCGTTGACCGTAATTTTCATAGTCGGCGTTTATTCGTTTGTCCAGATGGCGGATGCCACTGGATTCTAAGGAAAAGGACATGAGCAACTCAATCGACACCATTAGCAACTATGTCTACGGCGCCGAGGATGCTTTTTCATCCGTGCTGGTTGACCGGTCGCTGAACTTTGAGCGCGAGGCGGGATTTGCCATCCAAACGCTCACGGCCAATGACTATGCAATGGGCTTGGCCGTCAAGAACAAGCAGTCTGTCATCAATGCCGTGACTAACATCGCGGCCATCGGCATCAGCCTGAACCCGGCCAAGCGTCAAGCCTATCTTGTGCCGCGTGACGGCAAGATTTGCCTGGATATCAGCTACATGGGGCTGATGGACTTGGCCATGTCCACCGGTTCCATCTTGTGGGCGCAGGCCGAACTTGTGTATGAGCAGGACGGGTTTGCCCTAAATGGCTTCGATAAGCCGCCCACCCACCAATACAACCCATTCTCAAAGGATCGTGGGGCCATTGTTGGTGTGTATGTCGTGGTGAAAACGCCCGATGGAGACTACCTGACCGACTGCATGAGCAGGGACGAAGTAGATGCCATTATGAACCGGTCGCAGTCGGTGAAATCCGGGAAATCTTCGCCCTGGAAAACCGACTACGGCGAAATGGCAAAAAAGACTGTGGTCAAACGAGCCTACAAGTATTGGCCCAAGACCGACAGGCTCGACAAGGCCATCCATCATCTGAATACGGACGCTGGCGAAGGCCTTGCGCAGCATACAGAGAAGCCAGTGGACTACATCGACCCGACCCCGATCATAGAAGGGCTTCGCGCAACCAAGACCGTCGAGGAAATGAAAGCGTATTGGGCCAATAAGAACGGCATGCTGGCCAACCAGCCCAAGGATCATCAGGCGCTCAAGGATGCGTATCTGGCCCATTTGAAGCGACTCAAGGCCGCTGACGAACCAGCGCAGGAGCCGCAGACGGAGGAAGCATGATCTTCATCAATTGCGAACAAGGCACGCCAGAGTGGTTTGCCGCTCGCGCTGGCGTCATAACGGCAAGCAAATTCTCAGAAGCCATCGCCACGCTGAGAAGTGGAGAGCCAAGTCAGGCCAGCAAGGATTACGCCTACAAGACAGCCATCGAGCGAATTTGCGGCGAAACCACGGAAGACACGTATCAGACGTTCGAAATGCGGCGCGGCACGGAATTAGAGCCGCTTGCCCGCATCGCTTACGAAGCCCGCACCGGGAATCTTGCCGAGGAATCCGGCATTGTCCTGACTGACGACCGTATGTTCGGCTACTCAACCGATGGCTTTGTCGATGAAGACGGCCTGATTGAAATTAAATGCCCCAACTCAGCCCGAAAGCTCGTGGAGATGTGGGAAACCGGCGATATATCCGAGTACGAGCATCAGATCCAGGGCGGCCTATGGATCACCGGGCGCAAGTGGTGCGATTTCATCATGTTCGCCCCCCAGCTCGAAGCCGTCGGCAAAGACTTATTCATCAAGAGGGTCATGCGTGATGACGACTTCATCGAAGACATGGAGGCCAAGCTGGTCAATTTTGCCAGCAAGGTGCAGGAGCACATCGACAGCCTGAGAAGGGAGGCCGCATGAACGCCTTTGACCACATCGTGCAGCAACTCGAAACCGGCCCAAAATTGCGCACGGCACCTCAACCAAAACAAAAAGCCGCGCTAATCGATTCCAACGTGTACTGGAGAGGGCCGCAGATTGAACGAATGCGCAACCAGGGCATGAAGATGATTGACATTGCCCGAGAGCTTGACCGCACCTATGGTTACATACGCGGCGTATACAGCCAGTATCGCAAAGCAATGCGTCAGGGCGGCGCATAAATCTCGCGGCCTGGCGCCGAGAGGATTCTAGCTCTACGACTTCCCCTCTTCCATAGAGGAAACCCCTTCCCCACCACCATGGAGCCCGGCCCCTAATAAGGGCTGGGGTTGAACACGCATGAACTCGGACTACGAGGCGTTTATTAACGAAAAGCATTTCCGTCAGCCGGAGTCCGGGTTCATCTACAAATGCCCGGAGGATTCGCCGCTGCGTGACTACCAGCGGGCATCCGTTGAATGGGCAATCGCTCGGGGCAAGGCGGCGATCTTCAAAGACACTGGCCTGGGCAAGACTTTGGATGAACTGGAATTCGGCAGTGCCGTGGTTCAACACACGCAAGGCCCTGTACTGCACCTTGCGCCGCTGGCCGTGGGCCACCAGATCAACCGGGAAGCCGCGCAGTTTGGCTACCAAACCAAGCTCATCCGCAGCATGGATGACGTCGAGGACTGCATCTGCATCACCAACTACGAGAACCTGCACAAGATCGACTTTGAGAGGTTCGCGGGCATCGCGCTGGATGAATCCAGCATCATGAAGGGAATGCAGGGCAAGATTCGGATGCAACTTACCGAAGGCGGCTCTGTCATTCCCTACCGCCTGTCGGCCACCGCTACTCCATCCCCAAACGATTTCATGGAGCTTGGCACACAGTCTGAATTCCTGGGCATCATGACGCAGGTCGAAATGCTCGCCACGTTCTTTATCCATGACGGCGGCGATACGGCCAAATGGCGACTCAAAGGCCACGGCAAGCAGAAGTTTTTCGAATGGCTGGCTACGTGGTCAATCATCATGCGCGACCCGTCGGATTATGGATTTTCGCCATTGCCCGCGTTGCCGCCACTAAATATTGAGCAGGTAGAGATTGAGACGGCCCCGACTGATGGCCTATTCGCTACCGTGGCGCAGTCACTTTCCGAGCGCCTAAAGGCTCGACGTGAAACGCTTCAGGCGCGATGCGAGAAGGCGGCAGAGATCGTCAACAGCCTGGAGGGGCCCGTCTTGGTCTGGTGCGGCCTGAACGACGAAGGCGACCTATTAGAAAAGCTCATACCCGAAGCGGCGCAGGTTTCCGGCGCCGACAAAGACGACGACAAAGCAGGCCGAATGCTCGGGTTTTCCGCCGGCAAGCACCGAGTGCTGATCACCAAGCCGAAGCTCGCAGGCTTTGGCATGAACTGGCAGCACTGCAACCATATGGTGTTTGTCGGCCTCTCGGACTCATTCGAGCAGTATTACCAAGCCATACGGCGATGCTGGCGGCAAGGACAAAAGCGCGACGTCAATGTATGGGTGATTACGGCCGATACCGAGGGCGCCGTAGTCGAGAACATCAGACGCAAACAAATACAGGCCGACACGATGATGGCCGAAATGGCCAAGATCGCCGCCAGCTTCTTCCAAGGATTCGACAAGGCACGGAGCGAGCTTCGAGCGTATGCGCCGAAGGTCCAGGCTCCGCTGCCCAACTTCATAAAGGTCAAGCATGCAAGTCAAGGACTACGCACAGGGACGTAACTACATCGCGTACAACGCGGATTGTGTCGAAGTCGCCCGGGAGCTTGAATCCGATTCTGTCGGCTTCATTGTTTATAGCCCTCCCTTTTCCTCGCTCTACACGTACAGTAACGACGAGCGCGACATGGGCAACGCCTCCAGCGACGAGGAATTCTTTCAGCACTTCGGCTTCCTGATTACGGAAATGTACCGCGTGCTCACGCCCGGCCGGCTGATGGCAGTGCATTGTATGAATTTACCCACCAGCAAGGCCAATGACGGGTACATCGGCATCAAAGACTTCAGGGGCGATCTGATACGGTCTTTTCGCGATGCGGGGTTTATCTACCACTCGGAAGTCACGATCTGGAAAGACCCGGTAGTGGCGATGCAGCGCACCAAGGCACTTGGCCTGCTGCACAAGCAGATCAAGAAAGACTCCAGCCTGTCGCGCCAGGGCATTGCTGACTATCTGGTGGTAATGCGCAAGCCTGGCGAAAACGAGCATCGTATAGAAGGTGAAATCGGCTACTACGTGGGAAACGAGCCGCCCGCGGGCTTCCGGGCCATTGAGCGCAGCGACGGCTCAGTGATGTGGGTCGTTAACTCTGACTCAGCCACCAACATAGACACATGGCAGAGGTATGCATCGCCGGTCTGGATGGATATCAACCAGACCCGCACCCTGCAGTACCAGAACGCCCGCGATACCGACGACGAGCGACACATTGCGCCGCTGCAGTTGGACGTTATCGAGCGAGCCATGCAGTTGTGGAGCCGCGAGGGCGATGTTGTGTTTTCCCCTTTTATGGGCATCGGCAGCGAGGGTTACGTCGCACTGCAAATGGGCAGGAAGTTCATCGGCGCGGAGCTCAAGGAGTCCTACTTTGCGCTGGCTCGCCGGAATCTGGACGAGGCCGAGAACGTCAAGCAGTTGGAGTTGATAGCATGACCGCCGTCTCCCCTTCCACCACCCCAGGGCCAGCCATCTTAACCAGCCTATATCTGGAGTCGAAATGAAAATCCGCCGCCACACCCTAATCGTCCTGATGCTGGCCATGGCCTGCTTTGCCGTGGCGCTGCTGATCGAGATACTGAAGCTGGGAGGTTCGATATGACCGAACACACCTATACCGACGAGGACGGCGAGGGGGAAGCCGCGACTCTCGCAGAGAATCTAATCATGCTCGGGGCCGGGGCGCTTCTATGCGCCATCCTTGGCTTCCTGGGCTGGATCATTTGGGGCTGATATGGCTGACAACAAGGAATTGCGCCGGCTGTGTGCAGCGCGCGATGAAGCCAGACAAATCGCCCTGGATCGCGGATTTGCCCTGCTGAAGCTGCAGAAGGAAGCTCGGGCGCCGGAAGCGGATAACAAGCGGCTGCGGGAGGCGCTAACAGAACTGGTAGAACCTGCGAAGCTATACGGACTCCGTGAGGATGATTACATCATTTATCAGGCCCGCGCCGCACTTGCACTTGCACAGGAACAGGGAGGCAAAGAATGACATACGAAACATACCCAGGCTCCCTTTATGACTACACGGCTGGGGCGTATTGCGGAGTGCTTGTAAAGGAGCATGTCATGCGAAAGCTTGCCGGGCTTCAGGCCAAGCACTTGGAAGAAGTAAAGCGCTTGCTTATAGATGAAGCAGATCGTGGAAATGTATTCCCTAGCATGTGGACGCTTCACTATCCGGGCGGAGAGCAAACAACAGTGAACTTTATTCCGAAAGGCGACGACGTTTATCAGCGGATTAAAAACGCCACGACTGGGGCGCAGCCAAGGCACATACCAGTGGTTTTTATAGCATCCAGCATGGAGGAAGCTAAGGCCATGGCTGACGCGCGCCACTCGGAATTAGGGCAGGGAGAGTCACATGACAACCAAGACTGACGGCGAACTTCTCAAGCGCTTTGTATGTGACGACTGCGCCCGCCGACACGGATTTCAGGCTAAACGCCCAGCCGACAGCGGGGTTAGCTCTTGGCTTTGCGATTCATGCGGTCACTTCAATATTGGCTCTTACATGCTTTGCAAGAAGGGCCGCTGGTTGACGCTTATCCCGAAGGAATACGTATGAACACCAAACAACTACGCGCCGACTTCGAGGCGTGGTGGGAGACCCGCCAGCCAGTAACATCTATCAAGGAGGACGCGTTCGCTGCCTACCAAGCAGGCCGAGCCGCCCTGCAATCGCAAACAGACGCTGGGTGGAAAGAGGCTTTCAAAGCTTGGAATGTGTGTGCGTCAATCCACCGCGAGTGGGCGAAGGGAAAGGATGCAGTGTTTACGACACGGCAAGCAGATTTTGTGTGGAACGCAGAAAATGCCTTTAAGAAGGCATGTGGCGCAGCCGCCCTGCAATCGCAGGATCGGGAGGACGCGGAATGGATGACATGCGAATCCAGACTACCGTGGGTAACGAACAGCCTAAAGCAACGGGCAAACGCGCTTCGGGAGGCCGAGAAGCGGAGCCGACGCGCATTCAATAAGGACTACATGGGCGAGCCTGCGCGTTATTTCGCTGACGCTTGTGCTGAGGCTGCTGCGGTATTTGAAGCAAGGCTGAGTGCCATCGACCACGCCCGCCGCGTTGAGGGGGAACGGGAATGAGTGATTCTCTTCTTCAATGCAAAGAGTGCAAAGCGTCCAAGCCAGCACATAGCTTTCACGTTGACAGGAAGAGCCGATCGGGGTTTCGCAGTGCGTGCAAAGAATGTGTATCGGCCTATCACCGCGCCAACAGAGATCGCATATTGGCTAGAAAACGGGAGTTATGGCCGGAATATAGAGCCGCTAACGTCGAAGCCCGCAAGGAAAGTAGCAGGCAATATAGGCGCGAAAACGCCGCAAAGATTGCCGCCAGAGAGGCTGAATACAAGCAGCGATACCCATTGAAATACAAAGCTAGGACTGAGGCGCATAACGCCATAAAGCTGGGAAAACTAACTCCCGAACCATGCGAGGAATGCGGCAATCCTAAGGTTGACGCACATCACGATGACTACTTGATGCCGCTTGAGGTCAGGTGGCTATGTAGAGAGCATCACGCCCAATGGCATGCCCAAAACGGACCTGGTCAGAACGGCGACTTAACTGTTGAAGAGGTCAAGTATGGAACCTAAAGACAACGCCATCGAAGCCGACCGCCAGCGCAGTGGTGAGCCGGTGGCGCTGCAGCTTATGGCAGTGTCCGAGTACGGGCAACTACGCTGGCTGACAGGTCGCAAACATCCAAAGGGGATTGCTTCGGTAGAGCTTTACGCGATGCCTGACTTTGGTACCGCACCTACGCTCTACGCTGCCCCACAGCCCGCCGAAATGCAAGACAGCTCTGATCGCTTCCGTATAGCGTTTGAAGAGTGGCACGATAAGACGAACTTCGTCCAAGACTGGATTAAGTCCGGCAAGCTGCCCGCCAAGTACCTGGGCTGGCACCGTGCCGACGTGCTACGTGATCTGGTGGAGAACGGAGCATCACAACCCGCCGAACCGGTGAAGGCGCCGACCGGGACCCAAATCGAATCTGAGTGGAATGCATTCTATTGGTCGGCTATGGAGCTGCATGCTTGCGAGCGAAAAGCAAATCTGGACCCATTGCAGGCTCGGTTTGTGCAGTACATGCTGTCCCGCTACGGTGCACAGCCTGCCGCGAGCGCGGAACCGTTCGAGTCCTGGGCGGCGCGGCAAGATGTTGCATGGACCCATGCAGAGAGACAAGCGGCGCAGTTGGCGTATAACGCCGCCGTTGTTGCCGCCCAGCCCCACCTCTACGACGGCGATACGCTGACAGCCGCGTATATGGCGGGGCAGGATGCTGCGAGGGTGCCGGAGGGGTGGAGGCCTATCCAAACCGCCCCGAAGGACGGCACACCCCTACTCCTGTTCGCCCGGGCGTCGTGCGCCACAGCCTCAATAGATATGTTCGGATGGTATTCGGAGGGTCGAGGTTGGATCGCGCAGTCGATATGCGGACAAGACATCGTGGACATTGTGCCATCGCACTGGATGCCGCGGCCGCCGTTTCCTGTTGGAGAGATACCCCTCACCCACTCAACGGCAGACGAATATAGGGTAAACCCCACTGTCGAGCCCAAGCTCGATACCTTGCCCGTCACTCCCGAAGAGGAAGAAGAATGGCGCCAACTGGAGAAAAACAATGGCTGAAATCCAAGAATTCGCGGTCGCCGCCGAGGTAGTCACGGCCACCATGACGCTGCCGCTGAGCACCGGCGAGCACTTCGGCCCACCCTTCACTATTGGCTTCTATCCCGGCCAGGCTGAAATCTGGATCGAAGGCGAACACGGCCGGCAGAACATCCCGACCGAGCATCTTAACCAGATCATCAAGCAGCTGCGGCGAGCGGCCAAGCTGGCGGCTGAGAACGCCGAAAAAGGAAGCAAGCTGTGACTCTAGCAACTCGATCGGCAGAACTGGACCAGCCGCTTAACCTCCGCCTGGGCCTTATCCTGGGCCGCCTCGAGCTCCGTCCAGCGTTCCAAGCATACGGGGTCCAGGATGTCGTTTTCCTCGAAATAGTCGGACATGGCATTGAAAGCCATTCGCCAGGTCCGCATCGCCTCTTGTAGGTCATTGATATCCGTCATATGCGCCTCCGATTTGAATTCGGTGAACCGGCATATGGCGTGCCTGATTTAACTGATCGGCATCCTAGCGGGCGCTGATTTTTTGGGAGAAGCCATGGAAAAGGCGCTGACGCTCCAGCAGGCCGCTGATCGCCTGGGCCTGTCCTACCAAACCATCTTCGCCCGCCGTCACGAGCTGGGCTTTCGCCTGCCCGGGTCCCGCGTTTGGCGGGTATGGCCTTCCCGACTTGCAGAGATCAGCCGGCCGCGCTACAACGTGACACGGCTGGCGCTGCAATCCGACAATGGAGAATCATCACAATGTCGATCTATCAGCGCAACGGGATCTGGCACGTCGCTATCAGCGTACCAGGCATCCCGAGAGTTAGACGCTCTACTGGGACAAACAACAGGCAAGCCGCGCAGGAATACCACGACAGGCTAAAGGCTCAGCTGTGGCGCTCGGCAAAGCTTGGTGAGCAGCTTGATCGCACCTTGGACGAGGCTGCGCTACGGATGCTCAGGCTGTCGGAAGGACAGAGCGACATCGCTTCGAAAAAGCGGCACGTCAACTACTGGCGGACCGCCCTGGGCGGCCAAACGCCCCTTCGTTCTTTAACCGCGGACCTCATTTTGGAGAGGCTGCCCACGCATACAACCCACAAACACCGAAAGCCTACGCCTGTTAGCGCGGCGACTAAAAACAGGTATTTGGCCACCATGCGGCGGATCCTGAACCTTGCCTCCGAATGGGAGTGGATCTCGAGAGTGCCTAAGATCGCTCGGTTCGAAGAGCCCAGTGAGCGAGTGCGCTGGGAGCCGCGGCCCGTCATTCTCGCGTTTGCTCAGGCGCTGTCGCTGGAGTGGATGCGAGATTTGTGCCTAGCCGCCGTAGCAACCGGAATGCGCGAAGACGAATTGCTTTCCCTGGAGCCTAAACACATTGACCTGCCGCAAAGCAACGCGTGGGTGGTGGCAGAGAATGCAAAATCCGGTTTCGCCAGGGCGGTTCCCTTGAATGCCGACGCAAAAGCAATTTTCGAACGTCGGATCAGAACCGCCCAGCGGTATGTGTTTGAACGCCGGCCGCGAGATGGCAAAGAGGTGCGCAAGATCAGCCAGAACGACGCCAGGTGCTTTCAACGAGCCTGCGCTAAGATCGGCCTGCAGGACTTTCATTTTCACGACCTGCGCCACACCTGGGCCTCCTGGCACGTACAGAGCGGAACGCCGCTTATGGTCCTCAAGGAGCTTGGCGGCTGGGAGACCATCGAGATGGTCCAGAAGTATGCCCACCTCGCCCCCTCTCATCTGGCCCACCACGCCGAGAATGTCACAATTCTGGCACACGAGAAGGAGAGAAGAAAAAAAGCCGCGTGAGAGGCGGCTTTAAGGTACTGATTTTATAGTGAAATTTTGGTGCCCCCCCCGTGAGTCGAACACGGCACCAACGGATTATGAGTCCGCTGCTCTAACCAAGCATGAGCTAGAGGGGCAAGCCTGCGATTATTACATAAAAGTAGTTGAAACTTCCACTTGCCTGC